ACAACCTTGAAAAAGGTAATTTGAGGATTACCAGTTAAATAAACATCCTGTGCTCCATAAGCTACTAATTGAAGAAGACCACCACCCATTTACGCTATATTCTTTATACTATTAGAGGAGAAAAAAAAAAGCCATTTATAATAACACCTATTATATTTAACAATTCAAATTACACCAACCGAAAAGAAAAATGAGACAAAAACATTTTTCCTTTAAGTCGGTTTGGCTTTCAACCTGTAAATGATCTCATTAAAGAGACAAACTACCATTTGACGGCTTTTTACAGCGGTTGGCAGTATTTGTTAGTTTTATTACGCTTTTGTTAGATTCGTAGATTTTAGATCCTACTAACAAACGCTTTTCATCTTAATAGGTAGTTATATCAAGACTAATGTAATAAAACCAGTAATTTTATAATAGAACTAATAAGAAAAACTTAAAAATCCAAACACACCATTATAAAATTAGGATATAGATCTTCGGTCTGGTAGATTGACCTCCTTATTCATCTTATAATATCGCTAAATTCTTATATCATTTTAGTAATAGATATTTTATTTTTGTCTCATTTTTCTTTTCGGTCGATGTAATTCAAATTATTATATTATAATTTTCAAGTAAAATAAAATATTATGAAAAAGGTATCTATTATTTAATTGGAATAGGCTAAACCGCCCATACCCGAGAGAATACGGAGAACGTTGTAATTTACTGCATAAATATTAATACCATCAAAAGTAGTAGAACCCGTAGTGTATTTTACAACATTCTTAGTAGTAACCATAAGCGTAGCAGTGTCAATACGGGACATATTTAAAGTTCCACTCGGTTGATGATCTTCGGGTTTAAGAGCGAATGAATAAACGCTAATACCAGGATTTGAAGGTATATTAGTGTGATGTTGATAAGGTTGGACATATGAGAAATAAGCACCATCGCGGACGCTGAAACGATCATTGCCATTTAATTGTAATATAGCATCCGCGAAAGGAGTTGATGCATTAGTTAATGGGGTTCCGTTTGCATTTAAGAAATCATAACCAAACATATAATTTGATGCAGTGAAGTTAGTAATATAATTAGAAGAAGAACTCGGTAATCCTGCTGCAACACCTTCTTTTGTTAAATCTACATGATCCTTATCAGTGTAATTATACCAAGATGCCTTCTTATCAAACTTAGGTTTTGCTACCCATACAAGTTCCTTGCAAGGATGATTGAAGTTGAGCTTAATACGATTAGTAGTATTATTATTAAGAGTTTCAGAACCAGTGAATTGGAGTTGTTCTATTAAATATTCGTGAGATAACTGAGCAAATCGGCGGCGTTCATCAGTATCAAGGAAGATGTAATCAACCCACAGCGACATATCGGTAATATCAGGGACATTACCAGTTGTTGCAACGGCATCAGCAGTAGCATTGGTATCAACTAAGTCAAATGCGCAATTCAGTTTTGTATCAAAGTCAATCTTGATTTTAACTTCGTGATATTGGAGGGCAATTAACGGAAGAGCGAGACCAACATTGCGACAGAACCAGAATTCGAGAGGTATATATAAGGTAGTATCATTGAATGAAGTGATATCCTTATCCGCACCAACCATAGTATCATAACCATAGCGTTTGCCACGAGGAAGGGAAAGTTCATTCCAGATATATAGCCAATCGGAATAATGCTTATCTATTTGTTGTCCGCCGATTTCAATAAGAACTGACTTAATAAGGCGAAGACCCACGTAATTGACATATCGCGTTCCTGCAATTAATGTAGAACCAGGAGTAGTAATTTTAGGTAGCGACACTTGAAGATATACGCGATTAATTAAATCACCATTGCGTGATATTTGGCAATTCACTGTTTGCCCGTATCCAGCAGTTCCGTTAAAGGTTTGTTGGATAGCCTCAATAGCGAAGTTAGTATGACGACGATATACAACCTTGAAAAAGGTAATTTGAGGATTACCAGTTAAATAAACATCCTGTGCTCCATAAGCTACTAATTGAAGAAGACCACCACCCATTTACGCTATATTCTTTATACTATTAGAGGAGAAAAAAATATGAATTAAATGTATGTGTTAATATATTTATTATATAAAAATTAATATTAATAATTCTATTATAAAGATGTTCAAAGAAAAATCATCAAAAAAAAAATATATTTCAGACAATAATGAGGTTTTTACGCTGGATGCGATGCATAACAATATTATAAAGAAATTTGAACTTACTAACAAGGACAAAGAAAACTGCAAAGTATTATTGTCTGATTTTGAAGTTCAATCAAACCTAATTATGAAAAATATAGAGGCTTTTAAGAATATCCAAGATAACAAGGAGCTTATAAATAGCCTGTGGACAAGCAATATTATTATAAGAGAGAAAATTATTGAACTCAAGAACAATATAAAAGAGTTGGAGTCGTATAACGAAATAGAATATTATAAAAATACAAGTTATATTTTATTTCAATATTATGATACTGTAGAAAAGCAGTCGAATATAAGTAATACCCACGCATCAATATCAAATGGGGTTTGCATTTCTTCCAGTGAATTATTAAGCAGACAACCAAAGATATACAAGAACGATTCGAAGAAAAAACGCTCATCGGTCTCGGCGACAACAATCAATGTATTAGATGCTCTTAATAATTTAAATATGGAACAACCTCTATTTAATGGCGGCGGCGGTTCTAAAGTTAGCGATAATAAGCAAGGCAATGGCAATATAATACCAAATGTATTAGTAGATAATGCTAATGCGAACAACACTTATGAATATTCAAATAACTCAAAGGAACATAATGTGATTGATAAGAGTTCGCTAGTGGATAAATATATGTCTATAATAAACAAGAAATATGTTAGAAATGTCGAAGAGGAGGACATAGAAATCTGTAAAAATTGTAAAAATCAGATGACGTGTTTGCAGCACGACGCTATAATTATTTGCAATATCTGTGGATATCAAGAATTGCTGCTTGTGGAGCAGAATAGACCTATATTAAAACAGAACACGAAGGATACCTCGCATTTTAGCTACAAGCGTATAAACCATTTTAGAGAGTGGTGTAATCAGGTTCAAGGAAAGGAAAGCACAGATATTCCTGATGAAATATTTGAAAAAATCTTAACGGAAATAAAGAAGGAGAAGATTATAGATGCTAAAACAATCACATATACTAAAATGCGGGATATTCTCAAACGTCTTAGGATAAATAAATATTACGAGCATATAAATTATATTATTAACAGAATTAATGGAATACCTACGCCGCAATTTAGCCAAGAATTAGAAGATAAACTATGCAATATGTTTAGAAATATTCAAGCCCCTTTTCTAAAACATTGTCCGAAAGACAGGAAGAACTTTTTATCATATAGTTATGTGTTATATAAGTTTTTTCAAATATTAGGTTTAAATGAATATCTCAAATATTTTCCCTTATTAAAAAGTAGAGAAAAACTATATGTCCAAGACCAAATATGGAAAAAAATATGCGTAGAACTCAATTATGAAATAATACCTTCGTTATAATACATTTTTTATGTGATATATCATATCTTAATATCATATCTTAATATCATCTTAGGATTAAAATCCATTGGGGAAACCAACCATTCGAAAGCCAGCGCCTAATCCGACACCTTGCCTTGCGCCTGAAGAGACCGCAGGAGATAGTAAGTCGAGAACCGAGAAGGTGCAAGCAGCAGTTAATGCGAGCATCCATATTTCACTCCAAGCCAACTTGTTATTAGGTAATATGAGGGCTACAAAGGCTACTATAAGACCTTCGAAAGCGTATTTAAGAAGTCTTATTACAACATCCCAAAAATCGACGGAATATTCCATTTATTATATTAATTATACTATTATAATAATATAAAATATTTTTTGCTATTTGCTATTTGCTAATTTAATTATAATTCAAGATATTTATTATCATTTTTATTATGCGCTCTTTGTATAGCCGAAAAATATATATAAGATTTATAATATATATTATTATTAGAAAAGAGATATTAAATGTCATCCGAAGAAAGCACCAGTGTAACAAGCGTTAAAGAGGTAGATTATCTTGATGAGGACAAACCGATTAGAGGGCAAAACTTTGTTTTGTTGTCTTTCTTGAGCCCCGAAGATGTCCTTGTTAATAAAGAGGCTTATATGTTCAGTGAGTTCATTAAGAAGTTTAGCAGTGATATGACTGCATTGCTCGATGGTATTTCATCCAAATATAGCGATTCAAAGGACTTCGTTGACTCCGTCAAAGAGAATAACGCGTATATCTTTGACCCTAAGGATATGAGCGAACAATATGGGTTCTATAAATCTGTGAATAACCAAGAACTTGAAGCATCATATCACCGCGATAATAATTTTATTACTTCTATTCGTGGTATCAAAGTAAGAGGTGTGTTTGATACGATTGAGGAAGCCAAAAATCGCAGCGAGTTTATTAAAAAACTTGATAGTAAGTTCAATATTTATATTGCTCAAGTAGGATGTTGGTGTCCTTGGTCGCCTAACCCCGATTGCTTGGAAAATCAAGAATATGCCGAAACACAACTGAATACGCTGATGAAAGAATATAAGAAGAATATGAATGACAAGGATGTTGTTTTCGAGAATAGAAAGACTACCTTATTTAATAGCGCAACTAATCAAGTCGTGTCTGAAGAAACTGCACCTACTAATGTTGATAGTATCGCTGAAGAAACTGAGACATCTGCGGAGGCTGCTTGCGCTGCTGACGCGACTGAAGTTGTAGGAACTGATGCTGTTGGAGCGGACGCAACTGCTGACCCGATTGGAATGTCTGAACTTAAAGATAGTATCGAGCAAGTGGATGCTTGGAGTGCTCAAAAACTCGGCATCGAATAAACATAATTTTCATACATTCATTTCATATATTTCATACTTTCATTCATTCCTAATATTTTTTCTTATTTCTTAATATTAAGAAATGAAAGCAATCGCAATATTTTTGCTATTTATAGGGTCTATATTAGTTATTCAAGGGTATTATAGTAATAAAGCAGTATGCAAAAAAGATAAGGTAGTAGTTAAATACATACCAAGAAGTATTTATGAAGAACAATTAAAACCCAAAGAGAGCCTTCAAACATTTTACAAAAGTATGTTCGAAGACATTTTATTACACTGATTGTTTTATTTTTATCCTTAATATTAGTAAATGGAAATATTAAAAGATATTGAAAAAAATATTCTAAATATCAATATGTATGACAAAAGTGTTAATGGAGTAAATGCAAAAGACCCTTTAAATGCTAATAATTCGAATGTTTTAAAAATGAATGCAATTAAAAAACTTGTTAGCGATTATTTTAAGCATAAGAATGATGCGAATGATATAATATTTCAAAAAAAGATGAAATACGAAGAACTTTATAAAAATGCCAGAGAAAACAATAATGCCAACTATGATTTTTTTTTAGAAAAAAAAGAGGGCTTGTATAATATTCTAAGAGAAACTAAAACATTAGCGGCATTATATGACTATTTGAATTGTAAAATTGCCGATTACAAGGAAGTTCCCGCTATCTATACTTCCGAATATATAAGCTTCGAAGAACGCGTAATAAAGCCTATTAATGCCGCTGCTAATCCCTGTCCCTCAGGTAAAGTATTAAATCCCAAAACAAAGAAATGTGTGAATGCTAAAAAGGTTAAAGCGAAGGCTGACGACGATAAGGCGGGCATTGCCGCAGCGAAAGTTAAGGTTTGTCCCGAAGGCAAAGTGTTAAATCCTAAAACAAATAGATGCATCAAGGATGTCAATTATAAACCTAAACCTTAATAAATAAATAAGGATGGAGGGATGGGGGGATAATTATAAAATTGATAAATAAATAGAGATATTATGGTAAAAAATATTAAAGATACAAGGATGTTTAGAATGAATTGGCTAAGTTTCTTCCTTGCTTTTATATTGGGGATTTTTTATGTATATATTTCATCGCCCCCAATAAGGAATGTTATAAAATATCCCACGCCTTACAATGCGAATAAAATAGTATATATGAACCACGACAATCAATGCTATAAATACAACGCAGAAGAAGTTAAGTGCACTGATGCATCACTGACACAACCTATAATATAATCTTTGATAACTATGCAATTACTTATTTTTTTAAATTTTTATAGATTAGAATAGAATAGATAGATGAATAAAAAAGGAGCCGCTAAAGATACCAAAGAAGGTATGACAGGGTTAAGAGTTACGATTGACAGGTTATTTTATGATGAAACAGGGCAAATCATAGTAAGTGCATTATTCGGTCTTGCACTAGCTCTATTATTTCGACGTATATGCAAAGATAACTGCGTAGTATATTCAGCACCAGATATCAAAGATATCGAAGGGAATATCTTCAATCTCGAAGATACCTGCTATAAGTATAAATCATATCCTGTTAAATGCAATAGCATAGATACGCCATTAAAACCTTATGATATTAATACAACGCCTGACAATCTAATAAGTGTTCCAAATTTCTTTGAGAAATTATTCACTACCCCAGCATAATAGAATATATCCAAGATATACTAAGATATCCAAGATATACTAAGATATCCAAGATATATATCGTATTTGCGTAATATAATTTATATTGAAAATATTATATATCAGTAGATAGAATTATAATTATGTCAACGCCTATAAATACATTACCGCTAAAAACACAACAAACAAACATAGATGCAAATGACATTAATGACCCGATAGTCCAAGATGTTTTAAATGAGTTCCAAGAAGAATTACTAAGTTCCAAGCAAGGTAATAAATCACCAATGCAAATGCCTTCGCAGCAAATGCAACAAATGCAATTATTACAGCAACAGCAGCAAATGCAATTATTACAACAACAACAACAAATGCAAGGGATGCAAGGAGGACAGCAAGGGATGCAAGGACTACCGCCTAACTCAAAGAATAATCAAAATAAATTTGACAATATGTCATCCTATTTAGATATAGAAGTAGCAAAAAAGAGCCTTATATTGGTTATTATCTCGTTGATAATATATAATTCAGGTATTATCAATATGATGTATGAGAAAATGCCTGATTATCTCCAAGACAATTTAAATAATTTTGATATATATATTAAATCTGCATCATTATTCTCAATCATATATGTATTATCATTCTTCGAATATATATAGATATATAAGATACTCAGATATATAGATATATTTTACTTATTGATAACCTCTGTATTCCATATTAGCAACTGCATCGCTATTTTTACTCGACGATGATGATAATATATTGAAATACTTTAGAACGAAGAATACGCTAATGAAAAATGTAGTAAATATTACAAATATTGATAAACCAAATAACATCGTATAGGACATCAAATCATAATTATCTTTGTTAATTACGACGATTACTATAATGATGATAGCATAGAATAATACAAATAGAGAGTATAGTGATATAAATAAATTCTGATTTTTATCTGTCCCAAAGTATGACCACGCTAATGTTCCGTAAACCACTAATGTCAGCATCGAATAGCCAAGTATCGTAAATATTTTCTCTACAATTTGATCATTCTCAGTATTCGAAACAAAACCCTCATACATATTTTAAATAATCTCTTAATAATAATCTATATTTTTTATTTATAATATCATATATTACCAAGTATTACCAAGTATTACCAAGTATTACCATATATCATAAGACAATGACCCTAAATATACATTATTCACATCATAACCTCGCATATGAATGTTCTTATTATCTAGACCTTGCGACCCATATACATCTTCATTATATATTCCTTTTTCTACGCCTTGCATTTCCTTATTATATTCTTCGGGATTTACTATATTGGATTGTGCTGCTAGAAGGTTCTCTTCGGTTATATATGGGACTAAAGAATTATCTTGAGTTTTTACTTCTAATGTTTTTTTTCTTTCAATACCAACGTGTTCCATATTCATAACACATTTATCATTTGTGCATTTGCCCTTTGCTTCTTTGGGATGGTGATTATGGTTATTATCGCTGCTAACGCTAGGTGCCTTATCATTTTTGCTATTAAGTTCGCTTGTATATATTCTAAAATATAGTGCTAATAAACATAATGATAATATAAACCCGAATATATTATCGATTATTAAAAGGATTAGCACACAGGACAGCGCTAAATAGAATTGTATCATCAAATCTTTAAAAAGGGGTCTAAAAGGTATTTCTTTAACAATTAATATACTAACAAATAATATTACTGCTAAAAATCTCACTGCATTAATAATTATCATAATTATTTTTTCAATACTTATCTACTATAATCCATATAAAAAAATGACACTTATATATATATGTATCAAGGATTAAGAATTAATTAGCATTTATCAATGTATTCGATTTTATCTAAAAACGGCTATGGAATTTTAAAATCGGCATTGGACGAATATAAACTCGAAAGCATAAGGAAGGATTTAACTATGGTTCCCAAAGTTAATTTTGATATGGGAGGAGGTGCTTCAAGTAAAAATAATTCAGCCGCTGAGGATTTAACATTTCATCTATATAGCGAAAATGAAAAAAGGATATATATCCCAAGATATTACGGGTTGCAAAAGTATGGCGCTCCGACGCTATGTAAATTAACAGGTGGCAAAGATATCACTATTAATTTCATAGGCAACCTAAGGGAAACGCAACAAGAACCTATTGAAAACTTTTTAAAAGCCGCAAGAGACCCTCTTAAGATGGGTGGTATTATATCTGTTCCTTGTGGTTTTGGTAAAACAATTATGAGCCTCTATATAGCCTGTCAGTTGAAAAAGAAGACGATGTTTATAAGCCACAAGGATTTCTTGAACCAGCAATTTATTGATACGATTAAAATGTTTGCTCCAGATGCGAAGGTTGGCATAATAAAGCAAAAGAAGGTCGATGTAGAAGGCAAAGATTTCATTATTGCTTCTTTGCAATCTCTGGCTATGCGCGACTATGATGCAGGTATTTTCGACGATATCGGGTTTGTAATAATCGACGAAGTGCATCACACAGGCGCTCAAGTCTTTTGCAAAGCGTTCAGAAAATTAAACAATCCCGTCATTCTCGGGTTATCAGCTACATTAAATAGAAAGGATGGTATGCGTCGCGTTTTTGAATATTATATAGGTAAATCTGTATATACTTTGAAAAATAAAGAGTTTTGCGACGTTAATGTGCAGGTTCATAAATATTTTGAGACACATATAGATTACTCAAATGTCAAACTAATGTGGAATGGCAAAGAGAATGGTGCGGGAATGATTAATAACATTTGCTCTTTCAAACCACGCACTGAGTATATCATTCTTCTATTAAAAGACATATTAAGTAAGGAACCTGATAGGCGCATTCTTATTTTGAGCGAACGCAGAAATCAATTAAAGGATATTGAAAAATATATTGTTGATAATAATATTGCAGATAGTAGTTATGGGTTTTATGTTGGTGGTATGAAACAGAATGACCTTGCAATATCTGCGGAAAAGCAAATAATCCTAGCAACCTATCAATTGGCTTCTGAAGGTTTTAATGTTCCCTCTTTAAATACAATAATATTTGCAAGTCCAATTTCAGATATACAGCAATCTATTGGGCGTATTCTAAGAGAAATCCCTGAAAAGCGCAAATATACTCCGTTATGCATTGATATACTTGATGATTTCTCAATATTCAAGAGGAAAGGTGCTTCACGATTAAAATTTTATAAAAATAATAAATACAAAGTATCCTTTTACATTGATAATGAAAAAATAGAATGCGCAGAAGATGATGGGAATGCTGTTAATGACACGGATTACGGGAATAATGATAATGAGGACACCACAGGTATTACTAAAAAGAAGTTAATGTTTGTAGAAGAAGATGATTAAAAATTGTATAATGTATATATTGTAATATTTATATTGTAATATTATAGTAAAAGAATAAAATATTATTATTATGAAATATGAAGGATATTATATTGCATTTTTTATATTTATAGGATTGTTATTAATCATATTTAATTATAATATACAACAACAGCAAATAGTAAATGCTAGAATTGTTAGCAATATTAATGCTACTGCTATAGCGAATGCTGCTACCGCCGCGACCCCAATAAAACAAAATAAAATGAATGTTGATGATGACCATATTAGGTTATACAGAGAAGATGCAAAATATAAAAAATTAGATAACACTAAAGATACCAAATATACTTACAACATAGATAATATTGATATACTCAAAGATACTATAGGCAATAATGAAGAAAATAAGTTGGGAAATCCAAATCGCAGCGAGTATGACCCTGAATTAGATGAGATATATAATACGTCCTTAAGAGGGGATGATAAATATAAAAATATAGATGATGAAATATTTAACTATAGTATTAAGCCTAATAAAACTGATTTACCTATTGTTAATGCTCCAGTGCATTTACTACTTAATGGAGCGCCTCTAAGATTGTCTGAAAGACATTTATTATAATATCAGAGAATACCATATTATAGCATACCATTACTCAGGATTGTCTACTTGGCATTTCTTCTCATTATAATTAGCAATAATCGCGGTTTCCATAAAGCTACCTACGCTATGATATTTCGCGAATGCATTAATGCTGCTCGTAAAACTTGCAATTTGTTTCTCCGTATTCACCTTATACTCGAATGTGAATGGGTTGATATTGTAATAGCACTTAATGTCGCTGTAATGAGTTGATTTGGAAACACGCATACCTTTCCAAATAATATCAGCACAGATACACCAATGCCTAATTGGAATGGCTTCTTCGCATTCTTCATCGGTATCGCTTTCAGTATCATAAGTCTGTATTAAATACTTTGTTTCCTTCCCGCGCGTATCATAATACACTCTTTTAGTATTGTTATCATTTACAAGCATCACTGCCATATCATAATATTTCTTGAGATTTTCGTTTTTCACCATCTCCTCAAAAGGCATAACAATCTCAGCAGTGCACTTATTCCTATGCGTCCCATCATTTATTATTTCAATATATATCCTATCTTCTTTTTTGATGAACAATACATAGAAAGGCTCCCTGTTATGATGATAATGGTATGCTGAAAATTCTAATTGGTCTGACGCATCAGCCTCATAGGGAAGAAAGTTAGCAAAACTTTCTTCGTTTTTGCTTTCTTCATACTCGCAAGGAACTTCGCTTTCAATCTTGGACAAGTCAGTAAATTCCATTGTTATTCTCTTTTTGCAGTTTCTAAGAGAACTTAGGCGGTTGGTCGCTGAGTTCAGATGTATTCAGTTGCTTGCGTCGATGTATTACTTGGTATATCGCGAGTTTGCAATACAACAGGTAGATTGTCCGTGATAGTTATATTATAACTATATAATCAATTTTTTATTATATATATTGTAAATCATAACATATTTATTCTCAAATATAATAAATATAAATATAAATATAAATATAAATATAAATATAAATATAAATATAAATATAAATATAAAAAAGATATATATATTACTTTACATACTATACACGTGCATATACTACGCATTACATTACATAACATTACATAACATTACATAACATTACATAACATTACATAACATTACATAACATCTACAAGCCATTCACTAAGGTGTTGAATGTTGTTATCCTATCCTCGAAGGTTTCTTCCTCAAAACCATACTTAGTTGCGTAGTTTCTGTTAAAATCTGCTATTTTTTCTGCAGAAGAAACATTCATATTATTCAATTTTTTAAGGTTAAATAATTGATAACTATTGCCTTTCTTTGCTTCTCTAATGCATGTCAAGGTGTTTTTAACTATATAGATAACATCTACATACATATAATGACATATTTGATACTTTTTAGGAATATAATCAGGGTTCTCAGTTCCATAATAATCTTTGTCGATATTGGGCTTTCCAATAGCCGTAAGGGATAATTCATAGTAAGTCTTCAAATACTTGTTTTTTACAAGTTCTTCAAAAGGCATAATAACATCCCCAACGCTTGTAATCATAATATATACTTTGTTATCAAACTTGACAAATATCATTTCTTTGTATTGAGAAGTCATACCATTTTTGAAATTCTTGGACATCTCAATAAATCCAGAAAGTTCCATTGCGATTGTAAAGGGACTGCGTGAGTAGGGTTGCTAGTATATGACTTTGCTTTAATAGGTAATTCTAAGAGAACTAATCAATTTTTCAAAAAATTGTAGTAAATATAAAAAATAAATACTTTGCATACTTTACATAATACTTCATACTACGTTTTACATTACATTACTTACTTACACGCATACTACATACTTGGCGAACTTCTTCTGTCCTTCAGAACTGATAACATTATTATATAGTATCTTGAATATATCGGTGTTCATTCCTTTTTTATCATTAAGGGCAATAAGGTTAATGATATTCTTATTGTCTTCTTGGCTTACTGCGATTTCTTCAATCTCCTCGCCTATCATCTTGATGTTGTATTCAAGCATCAGATTTGTATAATCTACAAGCATATCATTTAAACCCCGCCCTTGCTCATATCCATACCTAATCTTAAGGACATCGAAAAACCTCGCGATATCCTTTGCATTGGAAACCTTCATATTTCTCAAATCGTTTGGGTCAATGTTGTAATAATAGTAATACTTGCCTGTATCAACCTTCTTACTCCTTGTAGAAAAGTCTTCGATAAAATATGCGCTATCAATAAACCAATGTCTCTCTTCATTGTAGATAATCTTGCGGCGCTGCGCGTTGTAGTTGCTATCGCGGCATATTTTCTCGATGACTTGATTTTTGTTTTTTATAAGTAGAATGGATAACTCATAATACATTTTCAAATACTTGTGTTTCATAAGTTCTTCAAATGGTATAATGATACTCCCTATACCTTTGATATCGATGTAAATCAGGTCGCTGAACTTGATGAATAAGAAATATTTAAGATAGACGATGTTGTTGCCGCTTATTGCAGGATTGAAGCAAGCGTCAAACACACCTGAGAACTCCATATCTTTCAGGTAATGGTACTTGTATTGGAGCATTTTTGTGCTGTAGCTCTTGCTGTAGGTCTTGCTGTAGGTCTTGCGAAGTCTCTTTGACGAAACAGAAGGTTTACTTGGTATATCAGCAAGTTTTGCGATAGAACAGGTTTATGGCTTTAATATTATTTAAAGTCCTTGTTAATCAATTTTTTGTAATAGTATTATTTTTTAGAACATATTTTATTTGTATATTATTTGGATGGCGATATCTTTCTTCTTTGCATAAGATAACTTCGAATTGTTAAATAAGTCTATTACACCCTTGAAGATTTACACCCTTGAAGATTTAAAATGAGACAAAACTTTATTTATTTTTATTATATAATTATAATGAAGCATAAAACAGAAGATTATAAATTATCAGCAGTTAAATATTACTTATCTAATAGTTTTAGTTTAGATTATGTTTGTAATATTTTTGGTTGTAAAAAACAATCATTAGCAAGATGGATTGAAAGATATAAGGAGGTTAAAGAATTAAAAAGACATAATAGAACTAATATATCATATAAAATAACAAAAGAACAACTCGTATATGCTATTAAAATATTAAGCAATAATGAACAAATTACTATGATATAAAACAATATAAGAATACAATATATATATTATAAGACACGAGCGTTATAATGCGTTTAAAAAATGAGTTATATGATGACGAACAAAGTAAAATAAAGAAGGAGTTAATAGATATTTTAGAATTAAATAATAAAAATGGATTTATTTTGTATCAAATAGATCACGATGAAGAACTAAAATCTAAAATAATGAGATTATTACCTAAAATACGCACATTCTTTTCTATGAGTAAAATTACTGCTATATCAACGCCAGAAAGAATAAAAAGACCATATATATCTATAATTCGTCATATATTAAAGAATGATTATGATATATTAAGTGCAGAACATACATTAAGGATTGATGAGAAGATTATAAGAACAAAGCGGTATGTTTTTATTAAGAGGTAGGTGATTCATATTGTTTTAATCTTTCTTTTAATATCGTATTTTCTTTTTCAAGTTTAATTATGTATTCTTTTAATTCACTTATATTATCTATGTTTGTTTCAATAAGTTTCACATCACCTTCTATAATATCTTTTAAGAAAATTACCTTAATATTTGATTGATTGAATATTTGTATTAGTTGTTCTTTTGTTGTTGTTGAAGAAGCAAAGTCTTTGACGAGTAGAATATAATTAGGTTTGATAATACTTTCTTGAAAATCAAATTTATATCCGTCAGAAGAATTATAATATCTTCTATTTTCAAATTTTTGATGAGATATTTTTATTTTTTCATTTTCAAGAGATATGTATGTAATAAAATATTTAATTGTAAATATCAATCTTTATCTAAATGGAAAATAAAATATAATAAAGATGGTAATATTGATAGAATGAAAAGAGTTAATAAATCTTTAAAAATAACACCTGAAATAATAACCTTTGTTAAACAATATGTTAAGTTATATCCTACAACTACGAAGAATTTTTTAGTCAATTAAAACATTATATAAAAAAAGAAAGTCCTAATACATACGTAGATATAGAAAGAGTAATAAAAGATATAATAATAACTAAAATAAAGCGATTTAACAAATTATCTAAAACATAGCTTCAAGATATATAAAAATTAAATAATTTTGTCTTATTTTTATGTCGGTGTAATCAATAATTGGTCGCCTTTATTTACATATTCTACAATAATCAATCGCAGGGCTTCTATAAATGTAACAAAGGATGAAAATATATATAATGTTAGAGTTGTTATATAATATCGTTTATAATATTTATCATATGCTGCAGTTGCTATAAATAATTTAGTTTTGATTTTTGTAATAGTAGTATCGATTTTTTCAATTAGATTTATGACAACATAATTTTTTTTTTGTTTATATACTACGTCCATTTATATTATGTATATAGTTTTCTTTTCGAAATTATAACCGATATAAAAAAATAAATAACACACATATATATATATATATTACAATGCTAATGCTGCTTACGCTGCTTACGCTGCTTACTCAGTCAATATTAGGGCATTGCTTTCTTCTTTACTTGTAAGATACTCGTATTTACCACCAATACTAATATTATTATATATTATCGTTAAAATATCGTCGTTCATACTATATATACCATTAAGAGTTGCGAGATTGAGAATTTGTTTTTTATTCTCATTCATTACATATTCCATTGCGATGTTCTTGTAAATCACTGACCTATTTAGAAAATAGCCCATTCTTACATCACTTCGACACATATATATTTTTCGAAAGAGTTCCAGACCTTGCCGTGTGGTATATTCCATTTTATCTAAGTCCGCTGGATTGACTTTGTAATAGCCTACATTCCCGCTTGGGATTATCTTGTAGATTTTATTGTAGGTTTGCTTTATACAATCAATATAGGATGTTTCAAGAGACCACACCCTATTTCCTGTATATTCATAAATCTCGTCATAGGCTTTGTTAAACGCATCATTCTTTATCACTTTGTGCTTATCTTTTGCAAGAAGAAGCGACAATTCATAGTAATACCTCCAATGTTTATTCTGCTGTAGTTCAGCAAATGATATCACAATTTCACCACTTCCTTTAACTTCCATATAGACCTTGTCCCCGCTACGGATAAATAGATGATAATCTCCTATTATCCCTTCGCGATAAACTTTAGAATTAGGCACATTATAACGATAGGAATACGCTTCATATTTTTCCTGACAAAACACGGCAGAACATTCTACATTTTCTACTTTGTGGTAAGTGAGGCTCATTGTCGGTTCGCTTGTTCGCTTGTTTGCTTGTTCGCTTGTTCGCTTGTTTGCTTGTTCGCTTGTTTGCTTGTTGGTCGCTATATATACTCAATTTGTATCTTGCAAATCAGTATATCTCTGCTATAATATTTTAATATTGGCAATCAATTTTCTAATAATAAAAATAAAATTAGGACATTTTTATTCTCTTGCATTTACGCTTCTAATATCAATGAAATTACGATATCGCCGACACCCTTAACATCCATATAGACCTTGTTGCCATATTTAATGAATACATGATAATCGTATATAGAACTAACATAGGTTGTAGTAATATCAAGAATTCCATTGTTACGAGTATAAAAAGACTTGATACTTATCAATAACGCCTGAAAATTCCACATTATCTATGGTGTGATAATTGTATAGGCTATTGCCCCTTGTAGTGCAGCTCATAATTGGTGATATTATAATAAAGATATCAACATCAATTTTTAAATCTTAAATATAAAAAATATATACACTAATTACTAAATTATTATTACATAGATAGTTAGACATCTACAATATTTCTTCAAACTTTTTTTGTATCAAGTTTGTTTGATACTCAATTGCGAGGTTGTAGTAAATCCCCCACATATTTTCATCTACATATCCCATCATATAATTCTGTCTAAAGATATTCAAATCTTCTTGCGAGGTGTATTCCATATTCACCAGATCATATGGGTTAATCTTTAAATAGCAGTTATCGTCATAATTGATAACCTTTATTTTATTGGTATGTAAATCATTCTCAATAGAAGCTGTATCAATAGACCAGAACCTTGCTTCATCATACAACTGATAATCGTTGTATTCGCTGCTATATTTAAGGTCTTGAACTACCATATTCTTGTCGTTAGTCAGCAGAAGCGAGAGGTCATAATAATATTTCCAATACTTATTCTGCTGAAGTTCGGCAAAAGGTATCACAATCTCACCGACACCTTTAACATCCATATAGACCTTGTCGCCGTATCTAATGAAAAGGTGATATTTGCATTGACAAGTTAAATCATTATTAACAATCCTATCAAAAACGCCTGAGAATTCCACGTTCTCAAAGGTATGATAAGCGTATTTGCTGCTTGCGTTGATGGTGCTGTTCATTGCTTGGGTATGCTCTGCTGCTCAGTTGCTTCTCTTTAGCACAGGACACGCGGGGGGACTTGCGTAAAAGCTTCGCGGCTTCGCAAATCGCTGTATATACTCGATTTATCTGCTGGGGGTTGCAACAAATCTGGTATATCTCTGCTTATCTAATTAAAAAATCTTAATCAATTTTTCAATAATTAAAAATAAATTAGTGCAAATGTATTCTATATGTATATGTCTAACTGGAAGATGATACAATCATTGTGGTATTCGCTGGAGGAATGATAGAATTATCTACGCTATCTACAGGATTGTAATACACCATACATACATTCTTCTCATCGCAATAAATTATTGAAGCCCCGAAGTAGATATATTTACCTTTAGCAGACGTATCATAAAGTTTCATAATAGTTTGAAACATTCTTACAATTTCTACCTATTTACATAGTATATGCGCTTTATTTTTATATGGATTTACGATATCCCTTTCCATATTTAATAATATTTAATAATATTTACTAAAAAATAGAATTAATGCCAAAAAAAGTAAAAATCCCATTTAGGTTAGATGATGCTCATTGTTTATTATGGGTAAAAGACCCCAGCATTTCCCCATTTGAAAATGATAAAAGCACCAAACTTATAAATATTTTAAGTAGAAAAAATATTTTAAGTGAGAAAGACATTGAAAATCCTAAATCTTTTTTGAATAAAGTGAAAAGGAAATGCTTTTTTAAGTCTGCGCTGAGGGAAAAGATAGTAGAGCAAATTAAAGAATATCAAGAAAAAGGGACGCAGCGATTATATACGTATAATGATACATTATCATTAAGTAAGGAATATATATTCAAACCTTTTACAATAGAGGAATGCAAGGAATGGGTGAGCAATCATTTAGTAAATCCGCGAACAGGTAATCCAATAACACAGGATAATAGTATATATATAGAGTTATTATATGCTGCTATACAATATGAATTGGCACCCCCTTCAGGTATAAATGAAAAAACATTAAAAATTATTGAAAATATTAAATACCGCTTAGAGTTTATGAAGCAAAATGACAAAGATTTTCTAAATCACAATGTTGCATCATTTGATAAGAAATTGAAAATTGCATCTCAATCTCCAATACGCGAGGCAGCAAAAGCAGCAAAAGCGAAGAATACTTTTGATGTATCAACGCAGTCTTCTACGCCTATCAAGCGTTTAAACTCGGCTGAAAGAAGACAATTGAGGGATATGGCTTTAGAGAAAAAGGAAGAGAAGAAATTAGCAGCCGAGTATCAATATAATAAGAGACTGCAACCAAAAAAAGACAAATATTTTGATAAAACTATTTTTGAGGCTTTTATGGAATTTCTTACTGACCTTCAAAATTCCATTACGAACGGAAACCAAGTAATCGATGATATGCTCGCAGGTAGCAGTTTAAAAGAAAGAAGAGATATAACAACTGCGATTTTTAATTATTTTAAAAGGAAACGTTATGATGATGCGAAAATAGTAAATATTTTAGAGGAAAATGACCTTGATGATATCGATGGTGTAGTTTGGAATTTTATTAATAATATCTGTGCACAACTAATAGATCCTTCATTCGTTATGCCTCCAGAAATGGCAATAGGATGTTTATCATATATTAATAAAACAACAGATTTTAAGAACTCCCAAATAATAAAGAAGATAACAAGCAACCTATTTGATTATATTGAACAATATACATTTGAAGAAGATAAGAAAGTAAAAACATATTTTAGAAATATTGTAGAAGATATAATACCACGTGGTATTGTTGCAAAGAGAGAAATAGAGGTTAGAATAATGACTGATAATACTATATCTACAAGCGATTATCAAAACTACTATTATAAATTGTTATATAATCCAATTAAAAAATCCCACAAGGATTTACGATTGCCCGAAGGGATGGGGTTATTGATAGGTAAGCAACTAACGAAAGCAATAAATGATTTAGAAGACCCTTATTTTGTTTCTTATCCCGAAGACAGAGTTATAACAGATGATAATCCACTGAATGGTTTTACATACGAAGAATGTAAAGATTGGGTATTAATCCCTATTATTAACCCGCGAACAATGAAACCTATTGTAATCGATACACCTATCTACAATCGCCTATTATGTATGAGTTATCAATATGATACTAATTTGATACCTCGAATGATAACCTCGCGTGGTTATGAAATTATAGATGCTCTAACAAATGTGATAGAAGAGATATTAACGAATGAAGGAAAACCTCCGCAAACAAGGGAACAATTGGAGAAGTTCATTATAGACAAGGAGGAGCAATACGAAAAGGTAAAAGACAAATTAGTTATATCTGATATATCTGATATAATAGGTTTAAAATGGAAAGACGTAGGTCTAAAAACCCCGACAAATGGAATTGATATTACTGCAGATAACGAAGCGCTCGCTAATGCGATTACCGCAAAAGTCTATCAATCGCGTAGAGGGCAAAGAAGTTCTCAAGTTGCTCTCGCATTTTATGCTATTTTTACAAATGAGGAGTTGGGAGCACTTAATGTAGTAAACTTACAAAGAAATAGTTTTATAAAAATCAAAAGACATTATTATATTCCAGTTATTGCTAAGAGAAATAGTGATATTAAGCAAAAAAGCATTGCAAGCAGCACTGCAATAAATTCAAATACTAAGGATATTAAGGATGATTATATTGTTGATAAATATTATACTATTGTTGAATGCTTGCGATGGGCGCAGCAACCAAAGAGAGACCCTAAAAATCCCGATGTAGTAATACCAATAGATGGCAAAGTATATAAAACGATTTTCGAACAAGCAATACTATATGATTATAATATTCAACCTATAAATATTACTGCAAAAGGAATAAGGTTTATGAAATCCATATTAAAAACAAGAAACAAGTTTCTACATATTTCGGAGTTTCCAAAGTGCTCGAAAAGAAAAGGTAAAGTTGAATATATCAATAGCGTGGCTTGTAATACAATAGAAAATATATATGCAGGGAAAGACGGAGGAGAATATGGAGAAAAATACAAGGTATTCAAAGTGAAGATGATTGAAAAATGCTTACAACCTAAAGAGCCCTATATGTCTATGGTTGCTCTGAAATATTCGATTGGGATGGAATTTAACGTTAGCCCAGACCCTGTATTGCACTACTTAAAAAGGTATAAATTAAATTATTTTCAAGATAGTGCTTTGGCATCTATAGTAATATATTATAACAATATAAAGAAGCAAATATATAACAAGGAATACAGAGATATTTTTGTAAATGATTTTAATAAATTCTATGTAAATGTATATGAAATTGGAGATAAATTTAAAATAACCAAAAAAGATGCTGAAGATGCAGGAGGGGTAAGGCGTGAATTTTTCACTAATTTATACAAGGAACTATTTTGCGACGAAGAGCATCTCACAAGACCTTTCATTCGCCCTGCAGATAATAAGTTAGATAGATACTATATTAATCCCAACTTTGAGCCAGACATAAATTTCAAAAAGGTAATACTGGCTTATAATAAACGAGAAGCAAGGAAGAAAACCCCAAAATTTGTTGCGAAATTTGATAATGAGAGCGATTATGAAGACATATATTATATAATCGGGAAACTATTATGCCTCGTCGTTGTTAATGAAGAGGTAGGTCTCCCAAAGGAACTTTCGACATATATATTAGCAGGATTAATAAATCAGCCAAAAGATTTAGATTACTATGATATATTATATTTTTACATAAGAGAGTTTCATCTCGGATTAACTTATATGAATATGATTAGAAAAGACCAAATAGAAGGCTTAGACGATAGTGGAATGTCTTTTAATGATATGTATGTTCTTAGCAAAGGGAAAGATATAAAAATAACTATTGTAAATTGCATCAAATTTCTTTTGGAACTATCAAAACAGGTTATAACAAAGAATTTTATAATGGACGGGGAGGCTAATTCTGAAAAAAATATGAAGAAGCGATATACTTCTTTATTTGCTGGTTTTAGTAAGGAAATCAGAAAGTTCCTATATAAAAAAAGAGCAACCACCGAGCAGTTAAGCCTTCTAATTACAAATGAGCAATTGAATAAAGAGATTTTACAAGAGTTCGCGAATAAAATAAAGGTAAAAATAGAAGTAAAATATATTTCTGATAGTGGCACTAAGATGCCTGATGAAGAGCAAAAAGAAAGAGAGGATGAACTGAAGGGGTATATATCAAATATTATTGCAAAAAAGAGAAATGAAGAGACTGACAAAGACCACTATGAATTTATTAGGAAATTATTACAATTTTGGACTGGTTATAATTATTATATTAAAGAAAAGGACTATAAAATATTTTTCAAATATGGCGTTGGTGTAAATATAAATAATTTACCTGAAGCACATACGTGTTTTTATTCTTTAGATATTTTCGGGTTTCCCTCTAAATTAGAAACGGCGGAGGAGAGAGAGGGGTATATATATGATAAATTAAAATTCCCTGCGAACTTAGAAACACCCGAAGAGAAGGAGATGTTTATATATGATAAATTAAAATGGGCAGTTGAAGCACAACAAATGGAATTGAAATAACATATCTTGACTACTCTTGACTACTCTTGACTACACAACTATAAACGATTTATAAGTTATCAAATAAAAAATGATAAAAATATATAGATTATTTAGTAATCAAATGCAATCATTCAATAAGAATTATTTTTATGAATTGCCTGAAGAAATCCAGAGTTTAATATATAAGAAACTATTTAATAAGACGCTTAACATCATAAGAGATAAGAGAGATGCGCTTGATAATTACGACAAATTAACAGAATATATTAAGAACAACCATTATGACCCATATAAAACTCGAGCAATTTGGAGTATTATGCTGTGCTATAAGAAAGATATACGCGACCCTTATTATAAATATTTCCTATATTACGCAGACAATGAGACGGATTTCCTGCGACTTAATAAATCAAAGATGATTAGATATGATACTAAGTATTCGACTATAAAATACTTGGATTTTACTATATATCCTATACAAGACTGCGTATCTGCTGAGAATTATAAAGGTAGTAAAAAAATATTAGAAGAATATGCTGGCATTTTCCTGAGTAATTTTACGGATAAATATCCGAACATTAAAGGGGTCGAATTATGTAATAACAAAATACGGATAGAATACAATGACACGTATATTTTTAGATGTTATATTGATATTTATAATAATATATTAGAAACATATAATTTTACAACGAGCATACTAAATATGTATAATCACTTATATCCCGTATACAACGTGGAATGTATGAAGGACATCAATGAATTACGGGAATGGTTCGAATATAATGCATTCTTTTGCGGATTTACACTTAATGATAAAGGCGACGTGGTTATCCCTCGCTTTTACTCTGCGAGGTATAGTTAGATGGATGTTTGATGGATTTACTGCTTCTTATTACACTATTGAAGATGCAAAATGAAACAATTAACAATTACTGATATTATTCTATGTATTCAATGGTAATGTAAAGATTACGTAAATGGCTCACTATCTTTTTTACTAACAAATCTAAAATGACATTTATTATTTATATCAATATATTTACTTTTTTCATCCTTCCTGCCGCCATAATATTCTTGCATATCTTTTGGCATATCTTTAAATTTACGCATATCTTTAGATTCCGATATAGGAACATTTTTAAATGCTTCATATATTTTCATATGATCAATAGTTGCTTCAGTATCCGACTTGATTCGGGTTCCTTGTTTTGTCATTTCTTTTATACTCATAATACCACCTGAAAACAAACCTGTATCTTCTAAAACAAGCTCTTCGTGAATAGCGTGTTTGTATAATTTAGAATTATGGGTATTTTGTTGAGTATCATCACTTAATAATATTTTAATAAAATCTATAAATTTACCTCCACCACTTCCACCATTAAGTGTGCATTTTTGATAAAATTTTGCTCTTTTCAACAAAGTTTCTTCAAGATTTTTTATCAAAGTAAATAATTCAATATATTCTTTTGAATTAGGGGATAAAACACCTTCTCTCCCCAGTAGTTGACTTATTTTTGTATTTCCTTTTAATGTTTTACTAATAAAGAATAAATAATTTTCTGATATAGAAGTGATAATTTCCATTAATTTAGTAATTCTTTTGTAGCACCAATCAAAATGTTTTGCTAAATCTTCATTACTTGCTTCCTTATATTTAATAAACAAATGTTTCCAATCTCTAATATATTGTATATGTTCTCCTACTTCCCCATCCTTTTTAAATAACGGGTTTATGGAGCCATTAAGATATGCTCCTGCATCCCTAAATCCCTCTATTTTATCAGCATATATTTTACCATCTCCTTGTTCCTCTTGTAAATTTAGTTTTTTATTATCATGTTTAATGCTGTTAAACATAAATATTGTATCAATTAAGAAATTATTAATATTATATTTATATTGGGCAGTGCGATTATTTTTATAGTCTTTTAATAATATACCAGTAGATATAGGGCATTTATTGAATTGCGTGCCTGTAATTTTATTCTTTGCTTTATTTGCACCATGAATAAATATATAGTCTATGCAAGGTATATCAAGTGCTTTATAACAATCCTTAATAAAGTGTTGATGTATGCTATATTTAATATCTTCTAAATTTCCTGAAATTAATGGCACCCCTCTATCAACATATAATTCATACTCTTGACCAAGACTAAAATATAAAAATTCATCCTTTCTTTCGCGATGTGTCATACCCCTTTTATCATTAATTCTTTTGTTATTTAACTTACTTCGCAATACTTTGTATATTTCTAAATCTTCTTTATAAGGCGCTACCTTATCAGTTTTCCATAAATCACCTAAAATATAAGCACACGTTGGCATTATATTATTATTTGCAGTTATTCTGTAAGTTACATATTTATTAACACCCTGCTTTTTATTTTGGTCTAATAATTTATCATATAGAAGACCATTTTGTTTAATTGTTGGTGTTCTAATCAAGCGACAAAGAATAATACATAAACCGCCCATATTAAACTCCATAATAATTCTAATTCTTGATAGTGGTAAAATAAGTATTTGATTTAAAAAGTCTTTTAAATTTATATATGTAGATGTATCATCTACTTCAATAATATACATAAGTCCTACATTATTTTCACTAATCCCTGAATATTGTGATGCAGTATAAGCATTCAAACTTGTTGATAAAAACCCTAAAATCTCTATTTCTTTTTCCTTTCCATATATACTATGCAATCTATTTTTTGTTCCGTGATATAGATATATTTTTTTATTATTATAGTTAGGCATTATAGTTTCATCTTTATACGCACCTATAGTATTTATTATTCTTAATGTCATCGCTTGAATTCTATCAGCACTTTGAAGTGCTTTTACAGACGCGTATTCATCAGTTAATACCTTATATATTGTTTCATTCAAATGAGCACTGAATGGCGCAACACCATTATTTTTATAATTTATATCTAGTAGACGAATATTAGCAGGGTCTATATCAAATGGTTGCCACTTCGCTGTCATAGGATAGGTATATTTTAGATTTGTGTCAGAACCAATATTTTTGTGATTTAAAGGTATCCAAGAAAATAACGGGAAAGTTCCAGTATATTCATAGTTATAGTAAATATCACTCTTATGTAATTCCATATTTTTTTGAATATATAGAGGAGATTGAACATTAAGCGAATATAATATATTCTTACGTATCATATCGTCTCCACCATATTCAGTCTCATTATTGCCGTATGATAAGTCTCCCATACTCTTTATTATTGCTTCATAATAGTCCTTTTTAATTGTTGCTTCATTTTTAATCCCAGTTATAATTGGAAGTTTTCTCAATCTATCATTAATTATAGTGCTAAGTTCTAAAAAAGGTACCTTTGTACCCATTATTGTATCTGTAGTAGCCAAAAAGATAGTTTTAGGCAGAGTACCATTTGTTATATTATAGTTTATAGATAACATGTCAAAAGTATCTTTAGCATATTCTAATGAAACTGGAAATTTATAATGTTTGAAATTTAATCTTGTATAATAACTGGTATTAAGTTTATTATATTGTATCATATGATTATCAAATTTTTGTTGACCAGCCGCATTAGCATATACATCATATCTAAATGCTTCAAACACATGCTGACGATTTAGTAATGTATTTAGATAATAATTTTCTATAGTTTTAGGTACTAAGTCAATATTAGTATGGTCAACATATTTTGTTAAATCATGTTTTTGATATCTTGTTTCATTGTATCCATAAAGGATTTTATTTAACACTTCATAAGGAACTATTCCTCTGCTCTCATAATATTCGCTAAATGTTTCATCATACATATATATTTTTAAATCTAATTGTGATGAATAATTTAAATATAATTCATCATAGTAATATGGTAAATGTAGATATTTTGTGTATATAATAATAATAATCGAGTTAATAATATTTGATATATATTTATAGCTGTTTAATACGCCATCCTTATCGCAGTTATCAATTAGTTCATCGCAACATTTATTGAATTCGTCGACAAGTCCTTCAATATATTTATCAATAATAGGTAAATTATTTTTTCTCTCTTCTTTTGCTTTTTCCTCTGCAAGACGTTCTTCTTCTTTCGCTTTTTCACGAGCAAGACGTTCTTCTTCTTGTTTATTAGTATTACTAGTGTGTATATTATTATAAATCTCCAAACCTTTGATATTAACTATTTTTTTAATTGATTTCTGTAGTTCTTCATTTTTATCAAAGGTAAAATAACATTTGGTCAAATAACTTTGAAGTATTGGACTTTTTAAACCAATCCCCAACTTTGTTATTGGATTAATAACCTTTAATTTATTATCTTTATTAATTTCTTTTGCAGTCTTGCCCCGTTTTATATTTCTTATTTCTTTTACTAATTTTATACAATCCTCTTCATTAAGTTTATCAGCATTTATACTCAACGTTGCTGATTTTTTTGCTGCAGAAGAACTGCCTTTCGGAGAATAATCAATTTTGGCACTTGACTTACTTGACCCTTGTGATTGAACTTGTGGTTTATTTGTTGCGGCACCAGGTGGTGAATTTTGTATAGGTGTTTGGCGTTGTTGTGCTTGTAATACAGCAGCAACAGGAACTTTTGGGGGTAAATTGCTTGGTGGTAAAGGTGCACCAGCAGGCGAATTACTTCCTGGCGAAGAAGCAACAGGAGATGGTGAAATGTTTTTCTGTACACTAGGTTTGATTAGAGACCGAACATCATATAAATACGATTCGTGTATAAAATTTGAAACATGAATTTTGTATTTTTTATTTATTCCGTTTATAGTTACAAGTTTTTCACTCCATTCACCCCAATAACATATAGATAAAAAACTGATAGTAATATTACTATCACGTTGGACATCTTTTCTTGTTATTGGATTAATCCATTCTGTAATATTATGTGTATATAAATGATTTAATAAATATTTACAATGAGCTTCTGTAATTTCATCATATCTATTCCAAAGCGTTCTTAAACCAGGATACAATTTTTTAGATATTAATTTTTGAACGGACATAATAATATATATACTACTTTATAATAATATAATAATATGATTTAAGCATTCTTAAAGTCAATCTTGGGATATGCCTCGACTTTATTGATGATATAAGGAGTTTTATTTAATATATTAGCAGGTTTCTTGGTAGTAAATATCCCATTCTCAGGTTTAAAATCTTTAAACACAAAATCTATAATTGCTTGAAACATATCTGCACTTCCATTGTTTAGTAAAGCAGCCATTAATCTTTGCACCCTCGACTTAATCATAAACATATTCGCATTGATTTTTCCAATCACATCACCTTCAATCCATCCCCCAGTTTTTTCGCTTACAAACCCGTGAAGTATTCTATAGTAATCGCTAAATACATATCTATCATCTGCTTTACTCATAGGCACACTTAACCCAAAGTCAAATATGCACATATTATACTTGCAACTTTTGATATAGAAGTTGAGCCCATTATAGACATAATGATAGTATCCTGTGCTACTTGCTTCGGTATTTAGTTGATATAAGAAGTTGCCGTGATGGCAATCCATATGGCTATAGCCTACTCTATTTTGATATGTCGCTACTGCAATCAATACTTGGTAAGCCATATTTATCATAAGCATATCGTCGTTCCTTTCATCCGTCTTCATTAAAGAGCTTAAATCGCCATTGCATAACTCATTATAATTTACTAATCGCTCTCCTGTAAGTAGTTTCTTTGCAGGGCTTCCTGACGCAGGACATTTAGTAGTCTTATACATTATTACAAAATGCTTAGATTGCTTTTTTAGAATTAGGTTTTCAGTAATCCACGCGTTCATCTTGGTTTCGCTTTCATTATTTGCGGTTATTTTCATTAATTTACTCGCGATTGGATAAGACCCGAGCAGATATGGCATACTTGTTAGATATATAGAGGCATTAACACTATCACTTCCTATTTTCTTTTCTAAATTGACAATCCCGTCAATTGTATAACCTTGTTTATTATCAAAAATCTTCTTTGTAAGACAACTATTTGATTTAATATCTGCCAAACGTTTTTTAATCAAATTATAGCGTTGTATACGTGTATCTAAATTATTTTTAGTAATAATCAACTTGTTCTTTAAGAAGCGTTGAATAATATTAGCATTTTTAAACATAAGAGATTTAGAAGATGGTTTCTTTGAAGATACTTTCGCCATTACTAATGATGCTTTAGATAGCGAAGATTTTGCGAGGGATACTTTAGATGGTGATTTAGGCACTCCTTTCATAATCGCAATAACCGCTTTGTAATCATTTGAGCCTTTGCGAGGAGAACACCACGCTGGTTTTCCTTGATTATATATCTTTAATGCATCATAATACTTCATTTTCTAATATATATTAAGATTTAATTATAAAAATAAGGTTATTTATAAAAATAAGGTTATTTATAAGATAACGAAGAAGATGTATTCCATTTTATAGAAGATGTTTTAGAGTTAAATAATTGCTTATTTCCGCGATCACTTTCAAATATAGATGGGTTCTTTAATAAATAATCCAAATGTATTTTATCTTGATTTTCTTTTAATATGTTAATAGCCTTTCTATTTGTATTTATAAGAACCCAATTTAATATATTACTTCCATATAGAAACCTTTTTGTGTGCGGCACTAATGCATCTGCTTCTGTTTGAGTTTTGCCTTCTTTAATTAATTTAGCGACCCTTTTTTTTCTGGCATCTTCAAGTAATTTGGCATTTACCCTTAATTGTTTTTCTTTTCTTATTCTTTCTCGAATTAAACTTATTGCTTTCTCATTTGCACCCAAATAATCGTATCTTATTTTATCACGATTTTGTTTTAACAAATCAATAGCAGCATAATTACCTGATAATAGAAACCAATCAATTTTATCTTTATAAAGTATTCTATCAAGTTGTCGTGGTCTCAAACGTTTTTCTTCTTCTATTTTAACTCTTAACATTTCAATCGCTATTGGATTTGGATTACCTGATAAGCTACCATAATTTATTTTATCAGGATGATAATCTCTTAAATATTGAATAACTTTTGTTGAACGATTACTTGATACTTTCGCCCAATCTAATTTTTCAGGTTCAAGTAATTGTTCATATTCATCAACTCCCATAGAAGCCTCTTCTAAGGCTTTATCAGCTATTAATAAAAATCCTTTTGAATTTGCCGAAAAATTACCCCAATGAAAATTTTTTGGATTTCTTTCTTTTTCAACTAATAATAATTCATATGCTGCAGAATTACCTGCTAATTCTTCCCATTCTATATGCTTGCGATATTCTGGTTTTTGTAATATTTCAATTGCAACTGGATTTTTTGATAATTCTTTCCAATCTAATAATTCAATAATTTGCTCACCACCATTCTCACATATACTCTTTAAAATTTCAATAGCAATTATATTGGTATTCTCACACAAATATATTATATTATCTTCATTAAGTTGTATAATAGGCTGCAACCACTCTCTAAAGTAAAATAGAAGTTTATCTTTAAAATGTTCAAATAGAATTTTTTTTATTACTTCTTTAGGTAATTGTAGTATCCCTTTCGTATATGTTCTTCCTGATGGTTTAGCAAATACCAGTTTTCGTAAATCTTCTGCAATTTTGATTTTTTGCGTGTTTAGCGCGTCTATTTGTTGTCTGCGCGATGTATAATGATTAGTTTCCATCTTTCTAATATATATATTTAATATATTTTTTGTTATAAATATATATATTAGGTATATTACATATAAGTAAGATAATGTCTGATAAATCTGATAAACCCAAAGCCATTCCCTTTCAATACTTGTGAGGTTAGGGGAGACATCGTAGACCAGCCATATTCGGCGAGTATCAATGTATTGTCGTGTATTATTCTGCTTTATTTATTATCACAAGCGAAACATATAGAAATACGGCTTTTTATAGCATCCTTATTTGTATTCCAAGCATACCACGCATATTCTCATATGTTCTGGAGTGATAATGAGCATAGTTTAGAACACATGTATATAATTCACACTATCTCATATATTATAATAATCGCGCTAATTAACGCGATATCATTTATTAGCGGCGAATTTCCTAATATACCTATAATATTCACTGCAATTCTGCTCGACATATACATATTATATAATTACATTGGAACATTATACAATGCTATTTCTGGAATAAATATATGGGTTATTGTGCTTATTACGGGGTTATGGAATGTTAAATTACCTGCAGTTGCCAAGCAATTACTACCAATCCTCCTAATGTTATTTGCGGTAATCATAGCGCTTTTCTTTAACGAGAGATATAATTGCAGCGAGATGATGGATACCTATGTATTCCCTTATCATATTGCAATAGAAATATGCGGCTTGATAATATCGTCGCTATTTGCCTATATCTTTCTATTGTTAGAGATAGATTTAGATAAAAAATAAAAATTGATATACATTATAATACTTAGTATTACATAACAATAACAACATAATACAACGAGAATAACCAATCACATTATGAGTTATATTGATGATACAGGGATAAACGAGCAATTCGAGAAGATTAATTCAAAGACTTCAGACCCGCCGAATACCACCAACATACCTTTCTTCAATATTACAGACAAAATCATAGATAAGATTAACGATGACAAGTATCTGATTAAAATAGGGTTTAGGGAACTTCTTGCATACGCAAGTCCCATTGTCTTTAACAGAGAATTAGAACAAACGAAAATAGATGAGTTATATACTTCTATCGCCGACGGCTACGCGATACCTTTTACAATCGATGCGATTTATGACAAAAAGAGTAAGATTGACGAGAAAATCATTAAAATCATTAACGGCAACCATAGGCACGGCGCTATTCAAAAATATATAACTGCTCACGATAAATATTTTAGTTGCGATTACAAGGTATATGTATGGATATATGCAGTAGATGAATGCGAGACTACTAACGTTAAGCAAAGTATCGAATTATATACTAAAATAAATAATCATTTGCCATTCAAAGAACCTATTATCGTAGATATAAATGTTATGGAGTTCCTCAATAAACTATGTAGGCAAAAGAGATTTAAGGGACTTATTTTGTCAAACCAATGCGAGACGAGCAGACAACCGCGCATAAATAAAAAAGAAGTATTCAATCTTCTAAATACAAACAAAGACATCTTAGAGATTTTTCTATCAAAATACTCAGTAAATAAAAATAACTTAATTATTACTGAAGATATCCTTTCACAATTTATTGAAAATATTAATGAGATAAATCATTTGCTATCTCTAAAAGGTATCAATAGCCTGTATAGTGATACCCAGTTATCGCAAAATAGGACTTATTATGAACAAGCAGTAGAGGTAGGGTTCTACTTAAACCTTAAGAAATCTAACTATCCTAAAGAAATATGGATCAAATACCTAAGTAATCCTACAGATATCTAACCGAAAATCTTAGTAAATATGTAAGCAAACGCATATATTATGTATAATAATACAAATGCTATTACACATAGAAATCTCAATATTTTTATAATAGTTGTAAGGAAATCGAGAAATAATTCAAATCTATCTTTTTTATATTCTCGAACAACTTCTCTATCATCGTCATTATTGCGGCTATTTGGTGAATGACTTCTAGCGTTCTTCATAACCCGCTTCTCGACTACATACTTATTTGTGGTCTTATCTATTGGGTGCGCGTATTGGAATGCTAAGGACAAAACATCGCTTATGCCAGATAATGCTGCAGTTTTATTGAATTCATTATAGCGTTCCTCGTGAACCCGTTGTAATTTATTTTCAAGGTCTCTTTTCTTCTTTATATATCTGTTAAGAACAAGCGTTTGTCCTTCAACATACGCTTCGTATTGGTATGGCTTGTTATTACGTTGCGTGGTTAAATCATAGACATACTGCTGTTGTTTGGCAATGGTTCGCGAGATATCGGCAATATCAGCTTCAATCTGATGATAATCTGCATTGGTGGTCATCTTTGACGTTTGCGATGGTTTGATGTTGCCGCTTCAATGCTTTGTTCTTGAAAGTTAAAATGATAAATAAAAAATCAGTTTTTAGATTTATATATTATTATCTTTACATATTTATTCTTCAACTTATAAACTATAAACTATAAATTACTTCTAACAAATGACGTGTATTCAAAAGACCCGCTTAGTATATAATAGACTACACCTAAATATATCTTAGATATATCATTATCTATCATTGTAATTATATTATCATACCTTTCGCGATTTGCAATAAACTCTTCAATCGCTTTTTGAACACCATACTGACTTATTACATTCTCTATATCGTCTTTGCAATACATAGATGATTTTAAGTGATTTAATATATAGTCGTTAGTATTGCTTACTAACAAATCCTTATCAGCATTCTTAGTATGACCTATTTGTTCATAGATACATCTAGCAATACTATTAGAATTATCTTTCAATGCTATCTTATAACAAATACGCGATGATTGAGCATTAGTAGCAGTATCTATAACATTAAAATGGTCTATTGCTATATTTTCAATATGTTTAGAATAAACTATACAATCGCTTGTAGCATAATACAGCTTCCTTTTAATTAGTCCCAAATTATTGGACTTAATGATTTCTCTTAGTTTTTGAAATGTGAATAATTCAGCATCTTCGTCTATCCATTTTTGGTATGTAAGAATAGAAAGAATATTATAGCATTCTGCAAAAGATAGTCTATCGATACTTTCTATAATAATCTTTCTATATATATAATCTATCTTGTCTTCATCTAATAATTCCCAAAAATTATCAGAAAATGTATAATCTGCAAATACAATTGCTGCTTCGCGGTTCATTTCTTCAATAATTGTAAATACATAGGATATAAATCCATCCTCGTCTTTTTCGACTTTATCATAAAAAAACTTAAACAAATCGAATTGATTATTCTCAGTCTTCCAAATAATTTCAGGCATTTGTATTATAAAAAATAAATAATAGTCATTTTTATATATCATTTTTTAGATAGTATATATTAAATTTAATAGCTATACTATGGTATTAGAATAGATGAGGATACTTCGCAGTAAAGTCTTCCCATAGTTTTCTTATTTCTTCATTTTCCATTATTTGATTTTTAGATTTATAATTCTTCTTCTGATGAGATACCCAGCTTCCTAATTTCACTCGTATTGGTGGTAGTTTATTATATTTTTGTATATATTCGATTACCTTGTTTTTATTATAAATCCATAATTCATCTCTTGACATAAATAGTTCTTGATACTTTTCTCTAAAAACTATCCATTCATTTCTTATCTTTTCATTTATGTCATCATTTATCATAATATGTTCCGTGTCTTTGTAATTTTGTTTTTGCGTTGAAACCCAACTTCCTAATATACTTATAACCTTGTCTTTGTCCCCTTTTGATGGTAATTTATTATATGTTTGTATGTACTCTTCAACTTTCTTTTTATTTTCAAACCATACTACTTCACCAGTAGCAAATACTTCTTGATTATTTTCTATAAAATCACTCCATATAATTCTTATCTCTTCATATGACATTATTTCCTTATTTTTCTTATAATTAGTTATTTGCATTGATATCCATCTTCCTAATGAACTTATATCTTTGTCCTTACTATGTTTAGATGGTCGCATATTATATTTTTGTATATATTCTTTAACTTTTTGAAAATGGTTCATCCACACTTCTTCTCCTACTCTTGGCTTAAATAGTTCTTGATACTTTTCTATAAAATCTTTCCATTCTGTTCTTATTTCTTCATTTACCATTATAGTATTTTTCTTAGTTTTATAGTTATATTTCTGCATACAAACCCAACTTCCTAATATACTTACATCAGTTTCCTCGCTATGTTTAGTTGGTAATTTATTAAATTTTAGTATATACTCTTCAACCTTATTTTTATTTTCAAGCCATACTTCATTTGGTGTCATAAATAATTCTTGATATTTTTCTACAAAATCCACCCATATAATTCTTATCTCTTCATTTTCCATTATATGATATTTATCCATATAGTTTTTTTTCTGCCTACAAATCCAATTTCGTAATGAACTGATTTCTTTATCTTTATCAGTTTTATCTGAATATGAAGGCAATCGTTGGTTTGTTTGTATATACTCTTCAACCTTTCTTAATTTATTAAGCCATACTTCATTTGGTGTCATAAATAATTCTTGATATTTTTCTATAAAATCCTCCCATATAATTTTTATTTCTTCATTTTTCATTATTTCTTTTCTTTCTTTATATTTAATTTTTTGCATACAAATCCAATTTGCTAATATAATTACATCAGTTTCCTTATCCGCTTGAGATGGTATTTTATTATACTTTTGTATATACTTTTCAACCTCTCTTAATTTTTCAAGCCATTTTTCTTCACCTGTCATAAATAACGTTGAATACTTTTCTACAAAATTCTCCCATTCTTTTATTATTACATTATTTTCCATTATAGTATTTTTCTTATTTTTATAATTTTGTTTCTGTGTTGAAACCCAACTTCCTAAAGAACCTATATTTTTTGCTGGAAGTTTACCAGTTTCCTTAATATACTCTTCTACCTTATTTTTATTATCATACCATACTTCTTCAGCAGACATAAATAAATCCTTATGTTTTTCTATAAAATCTTCCCATAGAAATCTTATGTTTTTATTTTTCATAATCCCTATATTATTCCTATATTTGTGTCTGTGATTTGATATCCATCCGTGTAATGAACTTATACACTTGTCTTTATTGTGTTTTATAGGCAACTTCCCATATTCCCTTATATACTCTTCAACCATCGCAAGTTTTTCTTCCCAACTAATTGTCTTGAACTCCTTCACTCCTATAATATAATTACTCAATAACACTTTATCCTTCTCTATTATTACGAGTTCCTTTTCATCCTTATCATTATAGAAATCAACCACGCTAACTTTAACCTTATCCTTGAACATTATATCATATTCTTTGATAGATGATAAAGTCTCTAATATTTCTTCGTATTCTTCACACCAAATATATACATTAGCAACCTTGTATGGATTATTCTTATCTATTCTTGTTGCTCTGCTTATTCTTTGAATAGTTGTTATTTTATTTTTAGGCGCATAACTTATATATACGCTATCACACGCTGGTATATCAATGCATTCATTTAATATTCTAATATTGAATAAAAGCTGTATTTTTTCATTATTAGTAAAGCATTCTAAAACATAAGCCCTTTTCTTCTCGCTATCCTCGCAACTTATGCTATACATCTCAATATCCATAATGTAAAAGTCATTTAATGTTTTCATACATTCAATCATACTATTCATATCTTCAGTATCTTTGCAATATACTATACATTTCCTTGAACCATTATTTGCGATACAAGAATATAGAAACTTACATCTATTCTTAATTGCATTATCAATCTCGTATATAGAAAGTTCTTTGTCGAGTTCTTCACTATTTTCATGAATAGAAGGAAGCCAAACTTTATAATCTGTAATATACTTATTAGTAATAGCATCAGTAAAGGTCATTTGATAAACTACCTCTCCAAAAAATTGCTCATTATCATCATTATCATCTTCAATATCATAAATTCGAGGTGTAGCAGACATAAATAAGATTTTATGCGATGATATCAATAACTTATATATATGATTAGTTTCATCTAATATATTTGATTTTGATAAATTATGAAACTCATCTACAATAAATAAAACATCATTAAATAAATCTAAACATTCTGATATTAAATCCATAGATTTGTATGTAGTTGATATAAGACACTTATCATTGCTTTTCACAAACTTTTTGATACTATCTATATCTCTATCGCCATCGCTATCAACTAACAATGTATTATTTTTATTATAACCATATTCTATAAATCTTTTTAGGTTTTGATTTGCAAATTCCCTTAATGGCGATAGAATAACAATTTGCTTATAATCAATAGAAATTAAACTACTAATATATGTCTTACCACATCCACAAGGAATTGCTAATATACCTCTATTATTACTTAAATAATATTCCTTAAATTTGCAAACGGCTTCTAATTGGTATGAGTAAGGAGTTATTACACATTTTATTTCTTCATCTATGCTATTACTTATATTACTATCTTTGCAAGGTAATTTTACAAAGTATATTTTATTGCTAGTATCCCCTTCTAATAATTTAAGTTTGTCTATTTCAATCGTATAATCAATATTTATAACATAAGGGCTTAAATTAGCAGTATTTCTTAAATTTCTTGATAAGCAACTAGTATAATAAATATACGTATCAATATCTCTTCTTAAAGCAGTTCTAAACATAATACCAGCTATGTCATCAATACACAACCCATTATTATATCCATTCTTACATTGAACTATAGAGCATTTATTATTATTATCGAGCTGTATAATATCTATACCAATATCTTTATGATTATGTAAATGCCCTTCTTTGTATTCCTTCCTCAATAATCTCATATCATTATGTGAATGAATTAAATTATTATATATCAATATATTTTCAGGACATTCATTCCATAGAAAAGCATTAACACCAAGTTGTTTTATTATGAAATCTTTAATATATTTTTCGTATTGTAAGCCTTTCTCTTGATTATTCATATAATGTTATATATATTATGACTTATTATATAATAAATCATTTTTTATAACAATATAAAAAAATATAATAGTTATATACATACTCAATACATACCCAATACATACTCAATCAATCACCCATCTATCTATTCATCTTCACTCATCATCCTCATCATCTTCTTCTTTGTATCCAATACCAGTCCATCCCTTTGCTTCATAAGGTTTATTTAATAATTTTTCTACATATGCTTTGAGTTGATTGCGGTCTGGACATTTCTTACCTTTAACCACATTTGATATACTCCATAACCTGAAGTCGGTATATAATTTTGCAATTGTAATACGTGGTTCCTTGATTTGCGGGTCAATAATAATTCTTTCATTAATGAATTGTCCAACAATATCATTATTCTGCTTATAGCTCTCAGTTGCTACGCGAACCTCACTTGGTTCTGGAATTGCCATTGGATTAATATGCTTATGTCTGTCTATCAACATACTTATAAATACCTCTTTCCATCTGTCAAATTTATCGGATAGCTCTAAATCCATATAGAACTCAGTTGGCTTATTGATATCAGGTGTCTCTGTGAATTTACTAGAGAAGTTGCATACTTTGATACGTCGCCAAGTTCCTCCATCATCACTAGGAATTTCGGGGAGTTCATTGCAAGTTAATATCATCTTAAATTGCGGCTTGAATTCATAAGGTTCCTTAAATAGGGTTCTCACTAAAATCCTATCTTGTCCCGACAATTCCTTCATAAGACCAATATTAAGCCTATCATTCTCACTCGGCTCTTGCATAACCGCAAAGCGTCTCCCCTTCGTTCTCTCTAATTCACTTTGCGCTGCATTACTCGCTGCCCTCTTTTGCGTTAGCAGAGCAATAGGCAATATACAATAATATTCGCCAATAGACTTTTGAATTAAATCTAGGAGCCGTGATTTGCCATTACTACCTTGACCAGTGAATATATAGAAACGCTCTTGAGCAATACTGCCATCTATAATACACGCTAACACATCCATAACATAATTTCTCAAATTTTTGTTTGTAAATATCTTAGCGAAAAACTCGTTAATCTCTGCTACTTCTGGCATTTCGCTATTATACTGAATATAATTTTGCTTTGTGCTAAGCAAAATGTAATCATCAGGCATTCCATCGCGAAACATATGCATTTTCAAATCATAAACTCCATTGTCAAACCCAATCAAATGCGACCTGCTATCAAGCAATTCCTCGAATTTCTCATCAATGAATAAAGTGCGGCATTCTTTCATAATCGCGTCCTTAAACCCTGAATTCTTTAATTGCACTGCAATCTTCAGGCATTTCTTACTTCTATCGTCATTAATCGCTTTTAATGTGGGGTCATCCGTGTATTCATTAAAATAATTGGAACGTTCCATAAATTTCTTACATATCTCAGTGCTAAGGATTTTCCGTAAATCTAGTCCTTCAATTGCACGAACCCAGCGATGCCGTTGCTTATCATATTTATACCAGATATCTTTAGAGATTGCTTTGAATTCTTCTTTGAATATAGCGTGCACTACACAAGCGATGTCAAAATGCGCACCATCGCTCGCTATACTTTGGTCTATCTTAGGGATTATACTATGGTCAAGGACACTAACATATTTAACTAAATTGTCCTGCTTCGCCCACCACCGAAGCGTCCCGATGCCCATATTGTCTTTCCTCATTTTGTCCCAGAGATTATGACATTCTCCCTCAATATATGCGCTGCTAATTTTAGAGAACTCAACCCACGTTTCGAGAAGCCTATAATCTATATTTCTTAATACCCATCCCAAGTTAATCCAATCTGTATAATTATCGGCTCTCGACGAAGATAAGCAATCTACGAGTTTTTTAGCAAAAGTAAATTCGTCGTCGGAAATATAACTGCGATTAATATTTAATGATTTTCCAAAGATGTTGTTTTGGAGTTTGCTTTTTAATTTTTGGTCAATCGCAGGTAATATATGCTTACTATATTGACTTATCTCCGTATCAAATTCAGATTTAACAAAGTTTTGAATATTATTAGAAAAATTACGCATAGAAAATAGTTTAATAAAGTTGATTTCGTCAGCAGCGTTCAATACATAGTCGGTTTTCATAGTCTCATCATTAACATATTTATAAATGCTTGAAACCCGATAAGTATCGCAATCAGGTTTTCGCGACCCATACATTTGCCAGCAATTAACATCGATAATCGCTTTGTCGACAATATTGTCGTAATCATTGCATATCGGCAAATCTTTGAAAATATCCGTAGCGACATCTAAGATTTTCCTGCGAATGAAGTGATGCACGTTATTATTCACTATGATATGAGGGAAAATGATATGCAACCCATCTTTAAGTTTGTTTCTGAATTCTACGGGCTTTGGCTTTTCCATAACATATGCAACATTGGCTTCTTCGGGAACATCCAAATATTGATTGATGACTTTGAAGTAATTATTAACAATATTAAATATATTTTCCGACGTATATACGCGGTCATACTTCCTCTTACTATTTAAAGAGGAGTTGGAATCGTGAGAATTATAAATACCTGACTTGTCGTCGGGCATAGTAAATCGGAAATCTATATCAACGCGGAGCGAGCTGGGCTCAGTAGGTTTTTCAGTAAAATATAAGGGCACCGCATTCGTAAGGGCTAAACTATAAATATTCATAAATTCTCCATAGTTTTCATTAGGGACATATAGAGATACTTTGGGATAACCGATGCTAGTATTTGTAAATGGCTTACCTTTCTCCACCTTATATTTGTTAATAAATGAACGCAAATCTTCATTTATACCCATATTTTTAATATTTTAATTTACTTATATATATATCAATTTTTATTTTTATACATTTTTATTTTTATTAAATTGAAATAACTTTCTGCATATTATATAGATAAAATACATATCACAATGAATAAGGAAACTATTAAATATAATAGTCCAAAAAATGCACGAAACCCATATATATTTTCGAAAGCATCCTTAATATACCTTATCGATACGTGGAATAAAAATAAGCCGACCAAAATCGAATACAAGAAAACCTATTCAATCGCAAAGTTATCTGTTTTATTAAATGAGAAAATCAAGCCGATATGCGATGATAAGCAATATTGGTGCTGGACGGGCGCTATATCTAAAATGGCTACAGATGCGAAAACGAAGGAACTCATAAAAATGATAGAGAAAGAAGAGTTGCGTCCAGAGATGCCTATCGAATGGTATAAAAACGACAGGGAATGGCTTAGCAACTATGATATCGAGGATGTTATGCTGCAATATGATAAAGGACGGCAATATAAATATGCGTTTTTAGGGGTTTATCCAATCGATTTCTCTGAGGAGGATAAGTTTGGGAGATGCTTGTATAGCCAAATATGCTCTCTCGATATAAAAAAATATATTAATAAACGTATTAAGCATTTAGGGTTAATTACAAACCTTGATAAGCATAATCAAGGTGGGTCGCATTGGACTTCTACGTTTATTATTATAGACCCTAAGAATAAATGCTATGGGGCTCACTATTATGATAGTAATGCCAATTCTATCCCTGCATATGTTAGAAAATTCATAAATAATATTAAAGAGAGGTTGCTAATAATATACCCAAATAATAAGTTTAGAATAACCTATAATACAATAAAGCACCAGAGGAAAAACACAGAATGCGGGATGTTCTCTATGACGCACCAAATAAGGTGGTTGAATAGCATTTTAAAATACAAGACGCTGAATTTGCCAAACCCTTACAAAGATGCTAATTTTGTCAAATGTATTGCTGACAACCCAAATATCACAGATGATAATATGAATAAAAGCCGCAATTACCTATATCGCCCAAACATCACTGAGTATATACGCAGAAAGAATATTCGCCTAAAATAATTACTTAAACAAAAAATTACGTGTATTTAGTAATACGGATGACTATAATAGATGATTTTAAATCGGAACAAAATAGAAATATAATATTTCAGGCTTCTAACAAAATGCTTCTTGACAAATATAAATTATCGCTGAACAACGTGGTTCTTACAAATATAATTAATGCAATCATATCATCTATGAGCAAAGAGGCTATATTAATGAATAACACAATAAAACTAATGGAATTAAATACTATAACCTTAGCAAAAATGAAGGATTATGTTATAAAAAATATTGATAATATTAATGCTGCGAATGCTGCGAATGCTGCGAATGCTGCGAATGCTGCGAATGCTGCGAATGCTGCGAATGCTGCGAATGCAGATAATAGCAGGGTATTGAATGAGGTTGCTGTAGTAAATGCAGCAAATGCAGCAAATGCAGCAAGTCCTGTAGATAATACTGGAGATAGCAGTAGTATCGAAACAGATGATTATAAAACGGAGGTTTTGACAAATGAAGATTTATTAATCAGAGTTAAAGAATATGAAAATAAAAGGAATATCTCAAATGCCGTATTAGCAAATATCGCAAATAACAATGATATACCTCCTCCTCCTGATGCGAATGTCGCGAATACTGCTACGAATATGAATATAATCCCAGATATCATAGAGAAAGTTTTCGCATCAATGAATACCAATACCAGTTCAACATTTAATAAAAAAACATTAATCATACATAGCAATAGCAGAGATTGGATAAATTGCCCTCGTCGCAATAAACTATCTTTTACGATTAACATCGATTTGCAAAATAACATCATAGAACCTTTAAAGATATTGTTCCCAAAATTTGTTAAGGATATAACGCCTTATATAGTATTGGTGATTACAGACAATCACAAGACATTCAAGTATCATTTCTTATATAGCAAATCATCAGGTAAATGGGATATATGGAAATTAATTAACAAGGATAACAATATTAATAACAATATTAATCTGGCAAATAAAAATTGGAAAATCAGTATTCTGGATTATCTTAATAATGAACTTAATTTAGGCACCGACGATATCAAAGTAAGCCAGATAAATGATTATGATATGAATAATACATATGACAAATATGATAATAATATTAGCATTGATACGAATATTGACAATATTCTGATGCCACGCGACGATACTAAAGAGGTTGCTAGCAGTTTCTATGAAATTAATATAGATTATTCGAACATATTAGAATACGATGAATATAATTTGAATACTATATCTAAATATGATTATATGCAGTTGAAAACATATGGTGGCAAATATGTCAACGTCAAAGTCATAGATGTTAATATCAATTTTGGAAAAATAATAATATCGAATGAAAATAACTTGGCAAAGGAGGATTTCATTAACTCGTCCCTGCTAAATTATGGCGCACAATATTCTTTAATACTTACATATTACCCAAAAAGTAATCCTTGATATCTTTGATACCAATGCAATTACATAATTAATATTAATAGGGATGAAAATATAAATACTATCATCGTTATTATGTCCATTCTATATTGCAACTTCATTTTCTCTTTTTGCGATAAACGCAAATCGGATGTTTCCTTAGATTTTTCGGCGATTTCATAGATATACTTGTATATGTATGTATAATTAAAGATATTATCAATGCTATTCAGGCTATTCTCATTATTATTAATGATTATTAATATAAGCCCAATGAATAGCACAAATAACATAATATGAAAATATATGTTTGATGAATTAATATGCAAATTAAGATAATTCACAATAATTCGCAACTTATAGGAATCGTAATTAATCACTATGACGCTCAATATAATCAGCAAAATATACAATAGAGAATATACTAATATACCCCTGTATAATGTGCTGATTATATTGTATTCGATTAAAAACTCGATTAGAACCATTGCGAATGTTCGTATAATTAATATAATGCATATGAATATAATCTTGTCCTGAAAGGATACTTTTAATACTTTGAAGGGGTCTAAATTATTAACATTAAAACGCTGGTATAATCGGTCGTCTTGCTTTAGATTATCTATAGTTATGCCTTTCGCCCCGCTTTTCTTAGTTTCTTTTAGGTAGTCATTCCAAATATTTTTATAAATTGAGATGATGCCGTCGTTTGCATTCAACATCATAGAATTGCCTTTTTTCTCGAAAGGGTCGCCGTCATCTTCTATACCCTCGTTTTCTTTAATGATTTTCTTAAGGTTTTCTATTTTTTCATTTAAATCTTTGATAGCCTTATATTTATCTTCGTAATGTTTATTGCTTTTCTTTTCGCCTCCTTGCTGTTTTATAGAACTCAACGTTTTAGATTGCTCGGCATTTATTGCTAAAAGTTTCTCTATCTCGGTTTCCTCAGCAACAATCAATGATGTAATGCTATCCTTGTATTCCTTCTCCTTTTCATAATCTTTAAAAATTGCTCTTATTTCTTTTATCTGCTCTATATATTCTTGCTTATTTGTCGCAACTAATTCATCAATGATACCTTTCAATTTGCTTAATTGCTTATCTAACAAATCCTTCATTGCTGCTAAGACCTTCTTCCTCTCATTTAATTCGATTTTCTCGTTATTATTATCATTGATGCGCGCATAGTGGTCAGTGCTTGGTGTATTATTAATATTTATAATTTCATAATAAATAGCCGTTTTGAAGGTTTCTACGTGCTTTTGATATTCCTTTTCACCATCCTTTTTATCTTTCTTATCCTCTTTCTTCTCATCTCCTCCTTTTATTTTTTCAGCAGTCTCTTCGACAACCTTGAAAATATTATGTGTTTCGAGTTTAATATAATTAATTAATTCTCTGTATATACTTTTGTTCTCTTCGTGCAATTTCCTTAGTTGTTCATTCGCAGTATTTATTTCTGGTTGTTTTTTTTTGGTTGCATCTACATTATCACTTTCAAGATTTGCTATGTCATTTTTCTTTTCTGCAATTTGTCTATCTAATTGCTCACCTAACGCATCATTATTCTTGAAGACATCGAGATAATACTTGAATGTAGATATATATCTTAGAAATTTTAAAGCATTATCTTTATCGGTCGCGGAGTCGGATTTAAAAGCATCTATTTTAATTTTTATTGCTTCTGCAGCAGTTTTATAAGTTTCATATTTTTTTCCATTATCTCCTTCAACAATACCTTGAGCCGTAATACATTCTTCTATATATTTACTTAAATTTGCTGCAGGTCTGGTTAATTTATTATCACCTGACGCGGTGCCTGCAGCAGGTGTATTATCTACTACTATCCTACCTTTAATATTAGCAATAATACTATCAGCAATATAATTTAACGTTTTAACATCCTCCTTATCCTTAAAATAGGTGAAGTTTTCTAATATATTTATCAGTATCTCTAATATCTTTATTATCTTTGGATTGAAGTTTTTGTAATCTGATACTTTGGTATTGGATAAATAGTTTTCTATATTAGATATATTATTATTAATAAACTCTTTCTTGATAATATCTAAAATTTCTGGAAAACTTTCGTCTTTCGATAACTTCTTATATACCTTTTCTAATTCTTTAGAAATTTCTTTAAGAGACTTATACATATCCTTAGGTGATAAGCCAGTTTCAGTATTTTGTTTTGATACATTATTTCGTATATTATTCATATACTATATGCCTTCTGATTTATATTGATTATTTTTATTTTGCATATTATTTTTGATTAATATTTAAAATTAGTAAAAAAATAAAATAGTTAATAAATCTATCTAACTTATACGACTGCTGGGGCTACCGCAGTCTTTGCTGCAGTCTTGCTAGCGCTTGCAGGGAAATGATGAGAGATAAGTTTTTGAAGGATAAAGTAGTTGATTTCATCGCTATCGCCTACATTTAGAATTTTCTTAAGTTTAGTATCAGGGAGAATGAAGCGCTTATTCTCAGGCTTATTAAGATTATGCTCCTTTACATATGCATTGATAAATCGGGTAATATCAGTGCGGGATTTCTCAGTCCCGTGAGGAACGCCAATAAAATCACATAGTTCATCGGAAATCTTATTGGGCTTAGCAAATCCTGATGGTGAGTTCTTGGCATTCTGGCGTTTCTTTTGTGCCTTCTCGATAATCTTTTGTTGCTTATCATATTCCTTGCTGAGAACCTTCAGATTAGTTTGAATATCCTTGATATATGCAGATAGAGCATTAACCTTATCGATGATATTTGAGAGAACGTTATCCGTCGCAGGTTCTGTGGGGACTACTGGAGCGGCATCTGTAGTAGCGGCAGCCCCAGCGACAGGCTGCACAACAGGAGCAGAATTATGAACAACTACGGGAAGAACTCGAGGAGCGCTTGTGGGTGCAACTACAACATCGTGAGCAGTCCCTACTACTGCCGCTACTGCAGTCGCGGTAGTCGAAGCAGCCCCAACAGGCTTCTTCTTCTTAGATTGAGAAGCATCGACAACTGGGGGGTCAGGTGAAACGGATTGGGAGACTGCGGTAGGTTGTTTTTTAGATTGTGTAGGAGCCATTATTTATTACTTTATGATTACATATATTATCATTTGTTTATATAATTTTTCAATATGCATTATAAAAAAGAATATATTGCAATACATATTATGGTATATTTAGGATTATTAGGGATTATACGCAACTAAGTCAATTATCATTGTATTCGCAATCGTCCGAATATGCATCGCTATAATAGTCATATTCTGAATAATAATCGCTATCATACATATTATAGTATTCATCGTAATACTCGCAAGATTTATCATAATTACTTTCATTATCTTCGCAATCGCTTTGCATATTGTAGTTTGGGTTATTGGCATTTGCAGATGTCATTGTCATTCCCTCATATACGCTTTTATACATATTTTTAAGATTAATATAATGCTGCGCTACATCATCTGTTTCTAATTCGCGTTTCTCTTGCTCCTCTTGATATTTCTGAGACATTCGTGCTTGATGAAAGAAACACGGCGGTGGGTCTAATTTTTTATTAAAGGTATCAATGATGTTATTGCTATAATAATTATCCAAATCACTCCTTAGCGAATTATCGAGTTTGTTTTGCATAATATAGAAGTCGATAATCGTATTCTTGCGATACTTTTTAATATCGGCAATATTATATTTACGCGATACTAGGTATGTGCAATAAGCATCATAATAATCCTTTAATGCGTCATCATAATCTTGCAAATCATTGTTTTCGTCATTGCAAATGCTCCATTTTTCTCCCGTATCATTATACATATCTGCGAATACCGAGAAGTCGGCAAAATTCAGTTGATGCATCTGGGTAGGTTCTGTCATCATCATTGTTATTATAATAATTAGGTTTTGATATTTTGTTATATAATGTTATTTTACATTTATATATCAATTTTTAATTATTAGAATTCAAAAAAATAAATATTAAAGATGTCAAGTTTTGTGAGGTATTATATGTGTGCAACGTGAGTGGCTACAAGATTATTAACATACTCATTGATTTTATCAATCTCCACGTTAGGCGAATGCCTGTATTCGATATAGAATGATTTTGAAACTACTTCATCCTTGCCATTTAAGTAATCATATCGTAGCATTAGGGATATCCGATTGTTTATTTTAAATTCCTTAATTAAATACGTTGAAATATTATCAATCTCGTTCGTGCACGGGAAAATGTATTGAGGGAACTTATCAATCTTTGAGGATAATATAAATATGTTTGGCTTGGCATTAGTAGTATTATTAGTATTAGTATTATTAGTATTCTTAATAATTTCATATTTCATTGTTATCTTAGAAGATACGTATTGGTTATCGCTTGATAGTTCGTAAGTATATACCTTGTCTTTGTGATGATATGATTTGTATCTTTCCTCCTTATATTTTTTATACTTTTTTTCGATAATGCTTTCAAAATCGCTGGTTATATTAACATCAATCACACTGGTATCCTTATCGCTATCTTTACATAGAAAGAGTTCTATGATATTTACATCATCTGTTATAAATTCTTTTAAGTTTATATTCATCCTATAATGATATTATATTATCTATCAATATCATATCCTTATTATATCATTTTTTTATATATCTATATCTATTATATAAAAAATGATATAAAATATTACTAACGTTAGTATAATAATTTGAATATGAATATGACAAACGAATGCATATACTATGATTTAAGCGAGGAGATTGAAAAGTTTAGAAAGATAAACGAAGAGAATAAAGATGACGCAGATACAATTAATAGATATAATAAGCACAAGATACGCGAAGATTTTAAAGAATTGCTTATGACTAAATTGCATATCTCAGAATTAGAAGTGAATGACTTAGAGATTGGCATATTTAATGCGACGATTGACTATGCAAATAATGCGAAAGTCCAATTATCGTGGAAATGCCAGATGTTTCTCGAGATATATTCTAATATTGCAAGAAGTATCTATTCGAATGTTAAAAAAGATAGCTATATTGGGAATGACAAACTATATGATAGAATGATTAATAAAAAAGAATTCCACCCGCATATGCTCCCGTATATGCAATGTAAAGATATATTTCCCGAGAGATGGAAGGATATTGATGAGCGTAATCAATTGCGTCTAAAAGCGGCTTATGAGATTAAGTTAGTTCCTATGTCAGATATGATTAAATGTTCGCGCTGCAAAAGCAAGAAGGTTAGTTATTATGAACTGCAGACCCGCTCAGGTGATGAAGCATCAACGTTATTTATGAATTGCTTGGTATGTGGTAAAAAATGGAAGCAATAATGAGGGATGAGAATAAGGATGTATATCGGCATTTATTATTCAAATGACATATAGTCGAAATATTCACTAATTATATAATAAGCGACCCCTAAATATATCTTGGTTTCGTCATTATCAACGAGATTAATAATAGTATCATAATATTTTTTATTTATAATAAATTTCTCAATGGCTTTTTGAATACCATAATCATATATAACATTCTCCAAATCTTCCTTGCTATATAATGGCAATTCTAAGTGATTGAAAATATACCCATTCGTGTTATTAACAAGCCAGTCTTTATTCTCGCTTTTAATTTCGCTTATCTTTCCATAGATACACTCGGCAATGTTGTTTGCATTGTTCCTCAAGATGATTTTGTAATACATTTTGTTGTAATAAATGTGTTATTATAAAACAATCAATTTTTATGAATATTATATGAATATTATATAAATATAATAAGTATAATAAGTATAATAAAGAAATATGAATAGTATTAGAAAGAATATTTTGATGGATATCACGTATTTAATGAGATACAAGGAATTCTTATTGAATAAGAAGGCGCAACCAAATAATAGCGCGCGACAGAGTAGTAATGCACGTGCTAGTTTTTGCACTTTATGCAATGATGATTGCGTTTGTATGAATAGCAAACATAAACTACTTATTGCGAATGCCGCTAACTCTGCTCACGCTGCTAACCTAAAAAAGATGGAGTGCTCTAAATACTGCAATGAAAACATTTTTGTTGATTGTATTTGTTTGTAAATTATGGAAAACAGATATAAATATACTTTAACATAGTAATATATTAGTATATATCAAAAAATTTTAGAATGTATTATAGTGGCGAAAATGGATATCTTAGCCTATTAAAGGAAACTTTAGCAAATGGCGAGAATAAGATGACACGTAATGGTAATGTAATCTCTTCTTTTGGTAGTATGATTAATTTTAAAAATATTAATGAATATTTCCCTCTGATTACCACAAAGAAAATGTTTTTTCGTGGTATTGTGGAGGAACTCCTATGGTTTTTAAGAGGCTCCACAAATGCCAATGAATTAAAGATGAAGAATGTGCATATATGGGATGGAAACTCTACGCGCGAATATTTAGATAGTTTAGGGTTAGATTATCCTGAAGGGGAACTTGGACCCGTCTATGGATGGCAATGGAGAAAGTTTGGAAAAGAATACGGAGAAGAAGATGACGACAATGGCGATATTTATATTGATATAAGTGGTTCTGATAAGGATACCGATACTGCGACTGATACTGATACTGATACTGATACTTCTACGTCAAACTATATATACAATGATACATATTTTGGTAATAAAGGAGTGGATCAGATAAAATATATTATTGAAGAATTGTTAAAAGAGAATAGTAGCAGACGCGCAGTATTATCTGCGTGGAACCCAATAGACCTTAAAAAGATGGCGCTACCGCCTTGTCATATATTGTATATATTTAATAAGAGCTCTAAAGGGCTTTCTTGCCATATGACATTAAGAAGTTCAGATTTATTCTTAGGATTACCTTTTAATATCGCTAGCACTGCGCTATTAACTCAAATATTAGCACACGTTCTTCATATCAATGCAAGCGAAATATGCTTATCTATATGCGATGCCCATATATACGAGGAGCATTTGACACAAGTTAATAAGCAGATTAATAATGAACTATATGATTTACCTAAAGTTATTATCAAAAAGGATGCTCCAGATATTACCTTGTCTGTTGATGAAAAAATAAAATGGATTGAAAGCCTCGTATATGAAGATTTCGAACTATCTAACTACAAATCCCACGCGGCACTTAGTGCTATTATGAAATAGAAATAATAAAGCATTACCAATTATTATTTGCAACTTCTTACAACAGGTAGTCCGTAATCTAACCATCCCGCTACAGGGACACCTTGAATTGGCGATAATCCATAGCCATACTTTATTGATATAACATTATAACCTAATAATTTTAGCAAGGTTAATATTTGGCTGCTTGTATGTCCTACATAACAAATTAAAAAGATTGGCTTATTCTTTGGTAATTTATTCAATTTCTTCAAGTTTTTTTCATCTAATATATTTAACCAATATATATTTCGAGCCCCTTTAATATGCATTTTGTTATACTCGGCTTTGCTACGTAAGTCAATCAAATAATAGTCTTTTTTTTTTAAATAATATCTGTTGTAAAAATCTATAGGTGTTATGTAATTCCAATCATCTTTTATGCTATGCAGGTATTGTCTCAGAATATTACTATTCATTGTATTCATTGTATTCATTGTATTCATTGTATTCATTGTATTCATTGTATTCATTGTATTCATTGTATTCATTGTATTCATTGTATTCATTGTATTCATTAAATATAATGTATATAAAGATTTATATATAAGGGATTATAATGGAGAAATATACCGCAATTATCACTGAACCCCGAATTCATCCTGCTTGGAAACTGGTTCTCAAGAATTTCTTAACTAACTTAGATGAACGCTGGGATTTTATTATTTTATGTGGATTGACAAATAGGGATTTTTTAATTGAATTAATTGAAACAAATTTTAAAGAGCATAAACATAGGATAACTATACATCAATTGAATATTGTTAATTTTCACCATAAAGAATATTCGAATTTTATGGTAGAGCCATATATATACGAACTAATACCTACTGCGACCTTTCTAACATTTCAATTAGATACTTTGATATCCGCTAAATACAAGGATTATATTTATGATTTTATGGAATATGATTATGTTGGGGCTCCTTGGAAGTCAGGGTTTCCACCTGAATATAATATTGATGTTTTAGTGGGTAATGGAGGATTATCATTGCGTAAAAAAACAAAGGTTTTGCATTATATTAGAGACGACATAGCAACTTCTAATACGCGACACGCATACAATGAAGATATCTTCTTTTCAAGTAATATAAAAAATAAACCATCCGTTGAAAAAGCCAAATTATTTAGCGTTGAAACTCTTTTTTCTGAGAAATCATTTGGCATTCATAATTGTTATGAGCATTTGCACCACGAAGAACTATGTAAAATTTCGGAATATATACCTGAATTATTCGAATTGAAGGAACTTAATAAACGCTAAAGGGCTATAATCATACTGGACGTATTGCTCGCCATTTCTTGAACTTTTCTACAAATTCGCATACGAATTTAATGTTAGTTATAGCGTTCTTATCGCGAAATGAATTTCTGAGCAATCTGCTATCGCTCAATGTTTGCACAAGCGCGATACCGATTTTAGGTTTATTGAGGACATCTTCGTTATCATAAACATCGTAAATATCAGGCTCATTTGTTTTAACAATATATAGTATTTTCTCTTCATTATTTAATATACTTGCAACAGGTTCGGCAACTTTCAAAGTATTTACTACGGCAGTCTCAGAAACTACTTTCGCATTAGCATCGATATCCATAGTTTTGAACTCGGTTATATCCTTTGTTTTTCTAACTACATTAATAACCGAGCTTTCGTCGAAGTTATATAATTTAGGTTTATATTTAATATCATAGGGATATATATATATACCTCTGCAAGTATAATTGAGATTATTAGATAATTCCATAATATTCTCGATGGATTGCTTATACATATTAAAATAGCATTTAACCTTGAAATTGCATACATCTATAGTTTCGTCAGGCGTATATTGATATTCTAAAAGATTATATATATACTTTAATCTTTCAGGGAGCATCTTTTTATTCAAATAAATACCTTCATAGCATATAATGTCGTTTATTAGAAAAGTCCAACTATTATCTTTGCATTTAACCATCTCGCCGTCAAGCAAAGTATTCTTAAATAACTTCTTATCAAACAAGCCTCTGCCAAAAATAATTCGCGGTCGCTGATAGCCTGGATGTATCTTCTTGTCTATGAAATACATCGTTTCTATATTATTATAAAGCGTGAAATAGAGATAATACCTATTACCATTAGAACGCAAGTTCATTAGGTGATTAGATAATATAAAATTAACATTATTGTTATCTAAGTTATGATGATGCCTTTGTAGAATTTTAATATTATAAAGCGACTTCAGTTGATCCAATATAATATCCTTGTGTTCATTACTTTTAATATTAAAGGCAACTCTGTCAGAAAAACTTATAATACCTTGCATTAGATTGTATTAGATTGTATTAAGTAATATTAATAAAGATTTATATCATTTTTTACAATATTTATTAGAATTACCTTTCTCCTTCTTTAATACTAAGTATCTTTATTCGTATTCATATACCACTCAATCGTTCTCTTTAGTCCATCATTGAAATTAATGGTTTTCTTCCATCCAATATTATTCAATTTTTGCGTATCAATAGCATATCTAAAGTCGTTGAAGTTCCTATCCTTTGTATATTCTATCCAATCCTCAATCTTTTCGTCGCATCCCTTAATATTATTTAATAAAATCGTCGCAATCTCAATAACATTGTATTCATCTGCGGAACCTATGTTATATACATTGTTATCAACACCTTCTGCGGCAATAATATTTATAGCATCTATGACATCGTCGATATATATAAAGTTTCGCCGTGTTAATCCACTGCCGTGTATAGTTAATTTCTTATTTTCTTTCAGCAAAGTAATAAATTTAGGTATTATTTTCTCAGGATATTGTCTTGCGCCATATACATTGTTGCATCTAATAATTACAATAGGCATCCCATAAGAATAATGATAGGAACGGATAATAAACTCGGCACCTGCTTTAGTAGCCGCATATGGATTAGTAGGGTTTAATAGAGAGTTTTCAATGCTATTATCACATGTTATAGAAAGTTCGCCATATACTTCGTCGGTTGACATATGGATGAACCTCTTAATATTCCCATATAACCTACAGCACTCTATAAGCTGATGAGTTCCGAGAATATTATCAATCGTATAACTGATGGAGTTATCAAACGAGTTGTCTACGTGCGTTTGCGCAGCAAAATGAACAATATACTCTATGTTATATTTTTTGAAAAGCCCCTCTAATAATTCTTTGTCGCAAATGCTCCCTTTAACAAATACATATTTATTAAGGGTGTCGTATTTACTATCCACGTTATTCTCCGACGAACAATAATCCAACTTATCTATATTTATAACATAATCAAAGGTATCGTCATTAAATCGATTAGACTTTAACAACGAATTTATGTAATTTGACCCAATAAATCCACAGCCGCCTGTTATAAGTATTGCCATTATGATACTGATATTATCTTGATATTATTAGTAATACCTAAGTATTATCTTTTTATATAAAGAATATTACTATATTTTATATAAATGTGCAATCAATTAAGTAATGATAAGATATTTTTGAATGATTCGTGGAATATGTATTTCCACGACCCCTATGACAATTCTTGGGACGACAAGAGCTATAAGATGCTCGGTGTGATATCAAGTGTCGATGATTATGTAAATTATTTTAAAGCATTCAAAGAATTATTTAAGAAGGGGATGTTTTTTATTATGAGATTAGATATAATGCCTCGCTATGAAGATGAATTAAATATTAAAGGCGGCTGCTTTTCATTTAAAATAATGTCGGACGAACTCGAGAATAAATTCTTTGCTTTATGCGCGAACATCATAGGGGAGAACTTCGCAAATAACAATGATGAAAACATTATCTATAATATCAATGGTATATCTATAAGCCCCAAGAAGTTTTATTATATTGTTAGGATATGGATAAAAGACAAAAAATACGCGAAGAAGGAATATTATAATTTTGACATTCCCAAGTATTCTACATTAATGTATAAAAATCATATATGATATGTAATATATGATAATGTTCGCAATAAAAATTGATTTAGGTTTCTATAATATATATATACATATACAATCGCAAACCCAGATAATACCAACCATAACCTTAAATTATGTTTAATTTTCACTATCGCCAAGAAATTCCTGCTCTCTTTAATGATAATATATATGGTGGATATGATATTTACATTACTCCCCTATGTGCAGGAGGGTCTTGTATTCGCCATCACCATACACCATCATATACCAACATTCCTATGCATAGGAATGCGTATAGGTCAATGTTTTATGAGAATGAGGGAAGAAAATATGCCAACATATGTCAGCATACACCAGCATACTTCATCATAAGCCAGTGTTCATTAGCATACCTATGGAGATTTATTATTCTATGTGTATTCTGTGCATTGATATTAAGGAATATGTAAAATGTATTATCAAATTACAATGAAATATATCTATTATTTATTTTATGTTTTTTATTTATTATTATCATCTGTAGAGATTAGTATGATACCCGCGCAACAGCATAGTATCCCTATCATTGTTTGCGTGGATATATTGTAATCTTGGGTTATATATATAGTAGCGAATAACAATATTATTATTTGCAGAGATACGAATATTCGAAAATAAGCAGGATTAGGGCATACCTTTATGATATAATGCCCTAATATATTAACAAATAATACCACAAATGAATATAGGTAATACTTGGGCTTCGCGAACTCCATAGCGAAATCTTCTTTTAGATATAATATGAAATATATTATACTCAATATACCTACAATGATATTTATAATTATAGGGAATACTATCAATGGTATGTTATTATATTTGATATATAAAATCATTATCGCAACAATAATACTATGCACTATCGATAAATATACCCAGTTCATTTATTGATAATGAATATGGATAACTAATATTGTAAATAAAATAATTTTTGTCTCTCTGTATGTATCCCTTTATTATAGATGTAAAAGCGCGGTTATATCAATCTCTAAATATTATTGAGATATAGTAAATAATTTAAAATATTTTAAATTAATGCTTTCTTTATTATTAACCCTCTTAACCTATATCACGATGCCTTTTCGGTTTATATTGTTTTTTGTGATGATGATTATTTCAATACACGTTCTGCAGCCGTTGACAAACGAGAGCAATATCATATGTGGTATTTTGTGGTTTGCTAAGATGTTTATGTATTTGCTTTCATTTAATATTAATATATCCAAAGAAGATTTAGTGAAATATATGGAATACTTATATAGTGATAAGAAGTTCATATGCACATTTAATCATACAACGATAGTTGACGGCTTCGTATTAATCAGCACATTTCCTCGCTCATCCTATTTAATACTCAAGGTAATCATATATACGACTATCGGATATACAGAGAAAATCAATGACCTACTTGGGAATATGTTTGTAGAAAAGGGACAAACCAGTAAGAAAATAAAGGAACGCGTAGATAGCCGTAAATCGGGCGACAAGGTATTATTTATAGCACCTGGCTCAGGGAATACATCGACGATACCTGGCAGTATCACAGAATTTACAAGCAATGGGGCATTCGTTCATAACTATCCTATTTTGCCTATTGTAGTTAAATACGAAGACGAGTCGCTACATTATAACCACGATAATGGCGAATCAATGCTTCATTCCTGTCTAAAATTATTCTTAGTAAAAGATTATAATATTAATATAAAAGTCTGCGATATGGTCGAATACAATGATGGCGAAACTATCGACGAATATAAGACGCGTGTATATAATATAATGAATGAGACATACCAAAAGATGTGATGAATATATATGAATATAATACGTAATAATAACATATATGAACAAACCCCTAAGTATCATCGTTGCATCCAGTTTAGAATACGGGATAGGATTTGAAAATAAATTATGCTGGAATATTCCTGAAGAATTAAAGCATTTTCGGCATATAACTTCAAGTTGTCTAATAAAAGCCACTAAGAATTGCGTTATAATGGGAAAAAATACTTGGTATTCTATACCAAATGCCCCCTTAAAAAATAGAATAAATATTATTATATCTTCTAACGAATATGATAAAATCAAAAAGGAGACTTCGGAAATGCATGATGTTCGCGTATTTAAAACTTTGGATGATGCATTGATATATGTGGATAGCGATGCAATTATAGGTAGTTGTTTTATTATTGGCGGAGCCCAATTATATAACACCATCCTCGAAAAATATATTAAATACATTACATCAATTTATTGGTCTATTATATATGATAAAAAATATGAATGTGATTGCTTCATAGCATCCAATCTTATTTATAATAATTTCAATTTTAACAAAGAAGATATAGTGATAAATGATAAATACGTATCAATGTATGGGACAAATAAAAATAGATTGAATATGGTTGTAGACGAACCTCCTGATTAGCAAAGGAGGGAGGGGCGGAACCTCCTGATTAGCAAAGGAGGGAGGGGCGGAACCTCCTGATTAAGATAAGATAGGAGGATGCTTTGTGTCCCTTGCTATATTAGCAATTGGCAAAGCAGGTTTTCAATATACAATGGTTCCTTGCACTTGTTTGTTTGCGAAAGCAAATAGTCAATATCCATTCCTATTTTTATTATTTCGTATTTTAAGTTTTTTTTAATATCATTTATATTATGTTCAGATGATTGGCATCTTATATTTAAATAATACGTTCCATAGTCAACGAGTTTTATGAAATCTTGAATAATTTGCAATATAGATACATTGTATTGGCAGCATTTGTAGGACAAACCACGTATATCATCTAAATTATTTTTATTCTTATTATAATTTTTAATAAACTCCACAAATGGCGGGAAATTAAACTCTACAAAGTCCTTTGTTAATATTTCATCTGACGATGGGTGTCGCTCTATCTCAGATATAAAAATCGCTTTAATGATGTTTCGCGGTTTTGTTTCTAATAAATGGTCATTCATTGATATATTTAAATAATTGCTAAATATATCTTGTATTTCTTCAAATGTAAATAATGGAACTCTAAAGGTGCTAAAGCGGCTTTTAATAGGCGTTTCAAGTTTCGTAATATAATGAGTGGTGCAAATAAATACCACGTTATGCGAGTATTTTTCTAAAATAATTCGAAATTCGAAAAATAATTCCGAAAGCAAATCTATGTGTTTTATTACAATATAATGTTTTTTCATTTTAACATTTTTAGAGCAAATGATATGCAACAGATATGATGTTATCTTCTCGATATTTTTAATATTTTCTGGGTTCATAAGGTCTATATCGATATAATACTGGTTTTCAATATATATTATACTTTTATCCCACGTATGCTCTGTTTTATTGAAAGGCGCTTTAATATCAAAAATCTTTATTAATAATGTATTTAAATAAATGTCTATTGGGAACCCTATAGGCGTATATAATAGCTTGTTGTTCGACGATAACAATATATTGTCCAATATTAACTTGTATCTTTTATTCGTATTTATAATATCTGGAAAAACCTCTTCTAATTTATCCCAATTCGTTTTAATCATAAACAAATTATATTATGTGTATTTTATTTAATATGCTATAAGGTTATATAATCTTATATTAGTCGCAATATAAAGGTTATATAATATCTATATTATATGAAATTTATATGAATGTATATAGAAGCGCTTAATTTGAATATTGATAATATAGACAAGTATACGCGAGATGAAATTAAGAATATATATAAAAAAATAGCACTAGAATGCCACCCAGACAAATTAACGAATATCACAGATGAGGCTGAGAGAAATGTTAAAATAGAGCGCTTTAAAAACGCCAGCATAGGCTATAAGAAGGCTATTGAAGATTTTGATAATTATGGGAAATTGAAATGCTACGGAGGGTCGGATTATGATTTTGATAATTTGGCAGATGACTATGAAATATATAACAATTTTGATTTAAACTTTTGGAAGAATACTTATGACGGGATTTTTAAAGACAAAGAGATAATTAAAAATACATTCATAGATGTAGCCAGTTATTTTTTTAACAAAGGCTTTAAAAATAAGAATTATTATAATCCGTCCACAAATATAATAAAACACTCTATAAACCTGCCTATAACCTATTACGATTTATGCTGTACAAATAAAAGGAAACTCCGTATTTTACTTAAAAACGTAAAGGAAGCAGTATATATATCTCTTTGCTGTAAGAATGATTACCCGTGTTTAACACGGCAGTATATCGATGATGATAGCGTGGAACACGAAATAATAATTAATATGATTATTGAGGATGATTGCGATGTTGATGAAAGCAAAGAGGACGACGAGGATATTATTCATTATACCCATAATATCATAAGTAATAGTAATAATAGTAATAATAGTAATAATAATGGGAAGCCAAGAATAGACCTGAATATCACAATAGATATTAACATTCTTGATTATTTGATAGGTGGGACAAAACAGATTAGATATGTTGATGATACTTATATAGATGTTGTGATTGAACCTTTCAGTTTAGAAGATATTATAATTAAAAATAAAGGATTGCTTGGTGGCAATTTAAATGTGCGACTAAACTTTCAGAATATTACTTTGCAAAACTGGGGAAAAATTAGTGAAAAGAAGAGAAATAGGGTGATTACTATATTAAAGAAAATGTATATATAAAGGATATTTATAAATAAAATGCATAACAATAATGAAGATATTTTTTAACGGGTTCTGGGAAGGTTTTTTAGAGAAAAGAGACCCGATACACGTAGATTTCTTTACTAAATTATTATTTGATGTATATGACGAGGAGGCAGTAATCACGTATAACATAGATGAAGCGGATATATTGGTAGAAGCAATCTTCACAAATAGATTTTTTATTAATTACAAGGCTTGGAAAGCGTCCTTCTTATTCACAGGCGAATCATATTATACGGATTGCAAAAACTTCCAATCATTGTATACGTGCATATTAGGCTATGATGATACTGCTGATAATTTCGTAGAATTTCCATTTTACATTGTATATCACAATTTATATCCTGATATGACTTTTGAACCTACAAAAACTATTAAAAATAACTATGTATCTGCAGTAATATCTAATGGTAGCATAAATGATCGCGTAGCATTCTTAGATAAATTGGAGAAAAAGATGCCTGTAGTATACGGCGGAAGTTATAAAAATAACATTGGTGGCAAAGTGCAAGGTAATTTTGCTTCTGATAATCTTATTAACTTTTATAAAGAAACGAAGTTTGTGATAACTATGGAAAATACTAAGATAGGTCATTATATCACAGAGAAAATCATTAACGGATTTAAGGCGGGTATCATACCGATTTATTGGGGGTCGCCATATGTCTCTAAATATTTTAATAGCAAACGCTTTATAATTCTAGAAGATACCAGCGACAACGCGATAGACGCGGTAATTGACAGAATGATGAATATGAGCGATGAAGAATATTTTAAAATAGTGAATGAACCTATATTTAATATAGATACTGAGGACGTTTATAAAAATGCTGTTGATAATATCAAAAAATTAGTATTAAAAATATAAAAATTGATACACCTGATTACACATTTACATTATAATTATATAAGTATAATATGTAATATATATATATTATAAGTATCCTGTATAGGATACGTCCAGCAATCTCCAATCATATTCGATGATAGTCCTTAAGATATCAGTATCCTGTATAGGATACATCCAGCAATCTCTAATCATATTCTATGATAGTCCTTAAGATATCAGTATCTTGTATAGGATACATCCAGCAATCTCTAATCATATTCTATGATAGTCCTTAAGATATCAGTATCCTGTATAGGATACATCCAGCAATCTCTAATCATATTCTATGATAGTCCTTAAGATATCACTATCCTGTATAGGATACATCCAGCAATCTACCAAACATTGATAACTATATTTATGTAGAATATTATATATATAATTGTATTGTATATTATTATTTTATTTTTATTGATTATATATTCGATATATTCATCCCTATATTTAATGCATTTAGC